GATACCGTCTGACTGTAGGTTGCTGTCGGCTATCCTGTTTGCCTCATCCTTGGTATAGGCGGTGTATTTTTGTGTATAAATTTCTTGTATTAGGATGAAATCGTTATATTTGTGATATGAAAACAAAGTCATTTAAAATACTTGATCAGTACTTTCTTCGGTTTTATAGATCTATTATGTCTAAGAACGGCAAGAGAAGGAAACATACGATCGTGGACAAGAATGATATCCTTGAGTGCCAGTCGTTGATCTGGAAAGTCATACGTGATAGGTATCTGGAGGATGAGGGAGGGGTTTATATAAACAACATCGGTTATCTATGTCATAAGATTAATCCTAACCGCAAGATATATCTGAATAAACTTACCGGTACTATTAATAGGCGTGGGACGGGTGGATATTCTTACGTCCATACGTGTATTGATTTTATGCCTCGGAACAAGTATTTCCATCTCTATATTTCTCCGGCGTTGAACAGGGGGTGTAGGTTGGCTATGGAATCAGGTAGGAGATATAAGTTCTTGTATCGGGAGGTTGAGTCGGAGAGTAAGGTATTTGGAGTTAAATGGGTTTACAAGCTGTAGAAGTTTTTGTGATCCAGTTAGCCCGTGAGGGTAGACAGGATTTTTTTTGTATCACGGATTCAAATACATATCTTTGTGCAAAAGACTTGAATATGACTATAAAAGGGTTGTTGGCCGAGATCAAGGCCGATTTACATAAATACGATGATAGCGGGGCTATAGATACCTCGTCTGTTTATAGGTGGGCTGAGATCGCCTTGAAAAGGTTCGGGGGTGTTATAGCGGTCATGTCCGAGGCGGTTGTCAAGACCAGCAACAAACAGGCGGTATTGCCTTCCGATTTTTTCGACATGCTTGACGCTTATAGATGTGAGCCTCTGGTTTGCGAGATACCGGGCGGCGACAAGGCTAAGGCTGACCTCCAACACGAGATCGGCTGGGTCGAGCGCACCGAGCGCGGTTTCCGTTGGAACTCCTGCACCGAGTGCTGTAAGGAGGAGTTTGAGAAGACGATCACGGAGAAGATATATATCGGGTCTCATGAGGTTCGCTTCCATTACCATCATCCTGTAAGATTATCGATAGGTCGTGGGTTGAGGCGTGATTGCGCCGCTGACAAGTATCGGGATAAGTACGATTGGGATAATTATGATATAACTATATCCGGCAATATTATGTATACCGGGTTTGACGGGTTTATTTATATCATATATCGTGCTACGCCTAAGGATGATGACGGTCTTCCATATATACCTGAAACGGCGTTAGGATACCTTGAGGATTATGTCGAGACGTATATCAAGATGAAGATCTTTGAGAATGCCGCTGTGAATGGCTTGATACAAGGCGCTGGTGATGCTTATAAATTATATGCTCAGCAGGAGCCTGGTAAGTTCGCTAGGGCTATGAAAGAGCTTAAGATGTCGATGATTACCTTGAATGATTATCGGGAGCTGGCTGAGGATAATAGGAGGAGGATGCTGTCTCATGAGCGTATGTGGCCCAACGCTTTTGATAAGTATATTAAACTTATTTAACAAAATACGATGATATGGCTGATTGGATACATTTAGATAAGACAAGTGGTACCGGTTCTGCTGAGGTTAGGGTTACCGCTGATATTAATGAGACTGGCGAGATACGTCAGGTAACATACAAGGTTATAAAAGAGGGGACCAAGGAGGAGAAGACGTTCGTGTGCAGGCAGGAGTCCGTCCCGGTGGTGATCATCCCGGAGTTCGATTACCTTGTTCTTAGGTATATCTGGGCTGACGAGGACGGCATTGACTTTGACACGGCTACCGGTTTCGATAACACCGGCCTCCCGGATGTTGACGGCAAGCTGGTTGGTTGGAGTAAACAGTACCAGACCACGCAGGAACGGGTAGGTGATTATCTCATCCATGGTGGTGATAACATGGAATCTGGTAATGAGGCAGCTTTGATCCAGATGGGACCGTTGTTGGATGGCGATAATTATGATAAATTACCTCTTGAGATCAGATGCAGTATATACGGTAACTGGTATGGTGGTCGTGAGAAAGGTAATATCACTATCAAATTCACGGCATATAAGGGCGGTTCTATGGAGAAACGTGGATATGATTTTGTCAATATCGGAGGCGAGGAGGTTTATACCGGTGATGCCCCTACCAACGTATCCGCCCATGGTGAGGATAATTGGCAAAATATAAAGACCTTGTATTCTAAGGTAGGCACGATGATCTATAACAAGGAATCTCGTGACTGCATTGTAAGGATTGGCGAGTAGATTTTTCTTCATAATATAAACACATCGGCTCTCTTGTCCGTGAGGATAGGAGAGTTTTTTTTTATTTTTTAGTCCTTTACTTATGACATATTTGATCTTCTATTGTATAGGAATAATCTAGCTTTGCCGAAAACTAGTATTATGGTCACATTGAATGATGTAAATAACGAACTCCATGTCCGGTTATATATACTGGAGGTGCTTAAGGATTATATAAGAGATGATGATTTCGACGAGCTTTTAGATAAGGCGTTGGATTTTGTCATGGAAGGCGTTTCTATGCCTAAGGCTCCGGCCAAGGATACCACCATGAGTGACATATCAAAGAGCGTTTTAGCCTTGGTAGCGGGTGCTGGATTAGATGAGAGGTTAAGCAAAAGCTCTTTAGAGTTAGCTTATGACAGATGTAAGATGAGGTACGTATTCGATCCTCGAAATCGGGATATACACGGTGTAGTCGTAGGTTATTCCAATGACTTCAATAGTCTGGTAGCTGTGTGTGATGAGGGATCGAAGAAAGGAGTGGATAAAGGATCTACTGATTTTGTGGATGTCAATGAGAGATACGTGACTAACGGTTTCTTTTACATATCTGTAGAGGATGCCGATAAGCAATCGAACTACATGGGTAAAAATTTGTAATTGTTGTGTTTTTGTACTTTACACGAGCGTTTAAAAGTATTTAGTTCTCCTCCTGACTTGTGAAAGTCTGGAGGATTTTTTATGATTATTTAACCAACAAAACCACCATACTTTAGAAGGTGGATGAATTGGTTTGATTAATTTTGAATCAAAATTACAAATAAAAAAATGATTTCCTACAAATATAATATATACAGATCCAAGAAAACGAAGTATCTTGATAAAATGCTTCGTGAATGTTGTTTTGTATGGAATCATGCTTTAGCTCTACAACGTAGATACTATAAACTGTTTGGGAAATATATCTCAATTGGTAAAATGAAGAAGCATTTTGCTAAAAGAATTAAAAGAAATCTTCTTCATTCTCAAACAACACAAGAAATACTTGAACGTCTTGATGAATCTTATAATCGTTTCTTTAAAAGAAAATCAAAGAGACCACCTAAGTTTAAAAGATCAGATTGTTTCAACTCTTTTGTTTTTAAACAAGGAGGGTTTACTCTAAATGGTAATATTCTCACAATCAACAAAGGAAAGAAACGTTTTAAGTTTTCATACAGTAGAGCATATGAAGGTAATGTTAAACAAATAAGAATAGTCAGAGAAACCTGCTATCGTTTTAGTTTGATTATAGTTACAGATTACAATCCTGCAAACTCTTACAGAAAGACATATGATGGTGCATCTGTAGGATTGGATTTTGGTCTGAAAACTTACCTAACTAAAAGTGATGGTAACAAAATTGGGTCTCCATTATTCTTCAAGCAATATCAAAACAAGATTAGAAAACTAAATAGAAAGTTTTCTAATGCGAAGAAAGGATCCAATAATAGAAAAAGAAGACTGTTTGAACTTCAACAAGCGTATCGTAAAATAAACGATTTTCGATCTGATTTTCAATGGAAATTAGCTCATGAATTGTGCAAGCGATATGATTATATTTTCATTGAAGATCTAAACATTGAAGGAATGAAACGTTTGTGGGGAAAGAAAGTTTCTGATCTCAGTCATTCTTCTTTTATTAACAAACTTACGTATATCGCTTCAAAGTATGGAGTGATAGTACATAAGATTGACAAATGGTATCCTTCCTCAAAGACTTGTGAATGCGGGTTTGTTAATAAAAACTTGTCGTTGAGAGATCGCACATGGTGTTGTCCAAAATGCGAGTCTATCAACGACCGTGATGTTCTTGCGGCCCGTAATATACTTCGGAAGGGCATTTCCGAATTGGAGAGCAAGAGTAATTCCAGCGATAGTAATATCGGGGTTTCTTGCGTCTGTATCCAAGAATCCCATTTGCTTTAGTGATGGGAGTATGTCAATAGAATCCGCCACATAAGTGATTATCCGCAGGATTTGTTATATTTGCGAAAAAGATAAGATCGTGCAAAATAACTCTAACATAGCGGTTCCCGACTCCGGGATGAACAGGGATAAGCATCCACAGGATCTATCCCCGTCTGAATATAGTTTCGCCTTGAACGCTACCATAGAGGGTGACGATGGAAGCCAGCTTAAGATCCAGAACGAGCCTAGTACCCTTTTATGTAAGCGATTTGATGGCTATAAGGTTATTGGGTATAAGAATGACATAGCTGGTGATAACACTTATTTCTTTCTATCCAATCCGGATGATAATACGTCTAAGATCACGTTCATGCGGTCATTGGATTATATCAAGACCGTTGAGGATCAATTGGCTGGATCGGGAAAGGACATCCATCGTATCCTTGGCGAGAGGCTTGAGGAGTCGGATGGTCGTTTTGATGAGATATGTGATTTGATGGAGGTCCTGATAGAGGACTGGGTTGATGACCCTTGTCTTAATTTCTCCATTCATCATCCGATCTTCGATATAGAGATCAAGGACGAGAAATGCGGGAAGGTGATATACTGGACCGATGGATATAATCCCCAGCGATATGTTATGGTCGATAAGGCCCTTAACCCGGATGATGATGGTGACTTTTGGTATCATTACCATGGGTATAAGACATGTGGGGATGACAAGCCTATAGAGAGGTGTAGGCTGGCCTGCGAGAAGCTGCTGGTGTTCCCGTTGCTGACGGCCCCGTGCGTGGAGCCTGAGGTCGTGGAGTTCGGGGGGAGCCTGCGTGCCGGGACCTACCAGTTCTGCGTGGCGTTGTGCGATGAGTTCGGGATTGAGAAGACCGGATATTGCTCATTGACCAACCCAATCATGTTATTCGATCGTCAAGATATGGTTATCCGCGATGGTTTATGGGGTAGGTCAACCAATATGGGTATCCGCCTTACTGTATCCAATATAGATAAGCAGGTATCTCATTATAAGATAGGTGTTATACAGAACACGGTTGGGTTTAATGGTGAGCAAAGCCCGGTTCTTGAGTATTTCATAGAAGGTATACATCCGATAACGGAAAGGACCATCTATTACCTTACGGATCAGTATAGCGAGCGTACGACCATGGAGAAGTTATCCAAGGAAATACCGGTATATAAGACAGCCAGAGGCATGACGTCTGTCGGGAATCGTCTTCTTCAATACGGCTTGACCGTGGAGAACGAATGGAATCTTCAACCGGTCGTTAACTTCTTGGGTCATTTCGTTAAATGGCAGACATCGATAGCCACGGAGAATCTATATAAAGACGGTGTGGCTTGCTCTAAATACGCCTCTTTCATGCGTGACGAGGTATATCCGTTGGGTATAAGATTCTTTACCAATACGGGATATAGGACAGCTAGATTCCCGCTTATCCCTCGTCCGGCCACAAGGGAGGAGATGGAGGTTATCGTTGATGAGGACGGCAACTCTGAAGACCTATCAGCGGCTTCGGTATTGGAGAACAACCCGCAGTGCGCCGGGAACAGCCGCCGTTATCTTTGGCAGTTTAAGAATACGGCAAAGATCATAAACGACCCGTCTTGGGGATTTGATGATTTTGGGGGAGAATGCAAGAATCAGCTAGATGTTAAGCAACTCAGATATGTAGAGCAGGAATATGCCACGGTAGGAGAGACCCAATTCGTTATCAACACGATGGGGAAAGATGTTACGGTAGATGATGCTATTGATTATATCGCTGATAATATAGAGAACTTGTGTGATATCATAGAATCTAATGTAGGTATTACTGACGAGTTATGCGCTGCTATATCATTGCCAGAGGATCAAGACGGTATAAAGGCTCCCGATTTCCCTAGTGGATGTGATGATATCGAGAGGATAGAGACCAGGACTATATTGGATAAAAACTCTTTGGTGGATTCTAGGATTGATTTTACGTATAAGCTGGCTAGTGATTATACGGAGACCGAGCCTACCACCTTAATACAAAGTAATGCCGAGTCACAAAGGAAGTTCTCTGTATTGTGTGATTTCGATAATTATTCCAGTGGAGGTAAGAATATCATAGATCTGGTTCAGGAATGGCTGGATGGTCAGGATGAGGATAAATTCCCGTCTGATATAGACTCCTCCGCCTTGGTCTTGTGTCAGGATATGTCTAATGTCCGGCAGTTATATGATGAGGGTATATGTACTAATGGGTGTTCGGTAGGTGATCCTCACGTGAATCCCACTATTAACGATGTTCAACTTCCTACATTCCAAGGGGGTAGGTCATTGGGTAAGTGCACATATTTGTATCAATATCCCGGATGGGAAGGAAAGAAGCATACGGAGACGATGCTTGATCAGTTAATGGATACGATGGAGGCTTATTTCCCCCAATATGAGAGTCAGTTTGGTATCGAGAACGCCATGTGTCTTTTTGGCGATGGTGATAATTCTAAGTTTAATACCGGTATAACTACTGACTGGGAAGGTCGTGTGTCTATGCAGAATGATATTGACGCCAAGACCAATTGGTTCGGTAGAAGCAACTTGACTTATTTCAAGTTCTATCCACATGTATCCTCATACGCCAGATGGGTGGAGTTGGATTACGAGAAATACATAAGTGGTTTATCCGATCCTGATAACGGTATTATGTACATAGAGATGATGGGTAACTATAATTATCCGATCGGCGACTCATCATCATACAATAAGGTTCGTATAACGTTTTTCTCGGACAAGGAAGGTACCGTGGCTCCTAATCCTTTGGCTAATGATGCCAAGAAAGGTGTTATAGTGAATTACGTGGATCATAAGATATTTATGATGCCAAAGTACTTGTTCTGGAATGATGACAAGACTACTTTCCATAAGATATATGTTTGCATCGAGCCTGCGGTATGCGTGTTCTTCACCGGTTTCGCCATGAGGCAGGACATGAAGGAGCTTGCCGGATTCTATACGGCCGGCACCGCCATCTTCCCCGCCCCGTTCTGTTTTGGCATTCGGCCACTGGAGGTGAAATACGTATTCTTCTTCACGAAAGAATTGAAATTAAGAAGATTTGTTACCTATGAGGCGAAATGTATCTCATGTGGAGATAAACCCGCTGATTGCGCTCCCAGACCATATCAGTATGGTGATTTTGGATATTGGGAGTCTACCAATAAGTATCCGGCTAATTTTGAGTTGTATGATTCAAGTAAGATCGGGATATCATCGGGAGGATCAAAGAGGAAGGATATAATAGATTCTTTGACGAAATACTATGGGTCTCCTAAATCCGTTGAGGGTAAGTCTTATTTCACCGGTAATGGGGATAACGCTGAGTACCCCAATACGTCAACCACATTTTGTCAGAAACCTATACGTCATTACAAGTTCCCTGATAACTCTGTCGCTCCTTTTATGGGTAATCCGTCTCAACTGACCGGTCAATATGGAGTTGACTCCTATATTTATCCTATGGGGGTGATGCTTGATGACGATATCGTTAATGAGTTTCTGGATATAGCGGTAGAGAATGGTCTTATAGATAAGGCTAGACGTGACTCTATAATCGGATACGAGCTATATCGTGGAGATAGGGCCTTGGATAAGAGTGTTATTGGTACAGGTCTGGCTTATGATATGTTTAAGTACGATGATCCCGACGGATCGGCTAACCTTTATCCTAATTATCCTTACAACGATTTGTCTGATGATATGTATATCTATAAGGATATTAATCGTGAGAATTTTATAACGCATCCGTTTAATAGGAAGGGTAATATCTGGTATTCATTCTTAAGCCCTGATATTGCCTTCAACAAGCCTGACGCTCCCACTGAGTGCCTTGTTGATGGTTATCAATTAGGTAAATCCTCTGGTATATTCAGGGAGGTGGAGGATCACCCTAAATGGACGATATTAGGAAGTAAGGCTTATAGTATGGCAACGTCATTGGCTGCGGTGGAGGCTATGGCTAATTTAATATCCGCTATAGCTGAGTATACATATCAGTCGGCTTCACAGCAATATGTCGGTGGAGGCGTGTTCTTTTTAGCCAACCCTGTCGGCATAGCGCTGACGGCTATCCGTCTGGCTACGGGTATCGCCAAGGCCACAGCCCAGTCCGTGGTGGATATAGGCAAGTACAGGTATCAGTGGTTAACGGCATTGATAGATAGGGGACCTAGACGGAACTATGCTTATTATTATACTTCTGTCGCTCATTATAATTTATTTTACCAAAAAATAGGGGCGTCGGAGCTACGTGGATTGTCAACGGCTAAATATATCAAGAGCGGGTTATATCCGGTAACAGATATCTCTTCGCAAGGGGAGACCGTAGGCGGTAAGCCTATTATCATAAACAACCTCGATCGTGAGCATTCATTGTTCATGTCATTTGGTATGGATAAATATATGCTTGAATATCCGGAGTTGGTTTCAAGTTACGATACCAGCCGTATTCAGAATGAGTGTAATATTCGTAACGATGAGGTGGCTGGTATGACGCCTCATTTTATGACACGTGAATCTTTCGTATCCTGCCCCTATATGAGGATAAAGAAATATTCTCCGGCTCAATACGGACAGATAGAGGATATCAGGTGGGTATCGTTAGGTGGTTGCGGGTTGATGGATAAGGATAAGCGTAAACCTGTTTTTGGAGGTGATGTATTTATATCAAGATTCTCACTTAAGAGGAAGATGCCTATGTTTTACTTGACTCAGTTTGGTCAGGGGGACATGATACCATTCCCTTATTATGATTATCGGAACATCGGGTATCCCCGTTATTTTGTTAATTACGACACCGGGGAGGATTATCTTAATAAGACCGATACGGATACCGGATCGCTATACTCTTTCCCTAGCCGGAAGAGCGCTTATGAGATGGTTTGCAAGACCGGAGATATGTATCTTAGCGGTCGTTTCTTCCTATACTTCTATGGCATACCTCAGTTTCTTGTGGAGTCTGAGATCAATTGCAATTTCCGTATAGCCGGACCTGAGCCTTACGAGGGGTTCTATCCGGAGGTGGGGGATTATATATCATGGACCCAGGAGCGTAATGTCCCTATATCAAGGGATAATGTGTTTAAGATAAGTCCTGTGTATAAGAATCGATTTACGTTAGGTGGCAGGTCATTACCAGAGACGTATGATAGCAATTTTTGGGACTGCGCTTACCAAAGACCCAACGGCGTCATATGGAGCACCGCCGACGTGTCGGAGAACGGCATGACCGATCCTTGGCTGTCGTACAAGCCTATGGATTACCATGAGTTCAAGACATCTTTCGGGAAACTTATAAGCATGAAAGGGATAGAGTCGGATCAGATACTGGCTCGTTTTGAGAATCAGGTAGGGTTGTACAATGCCATAGACGTGTTGGCGGAGAGAATATCCCCGGAGAATAGCGAGCTAGGGACAGGTGGTCTTTTCGCCTCTCGTGGTATCGAGTATAATAATACGACGTTAGGATATTCCGGGGCCCAGAGCCGGGATATGATCAGTTGCGAGTTTGGGCATTTTTGGGTCGATTTAAGGCGTGGTCAGGTGTTTAAGGTAGATTCTAATGGTAGGAATCTTACGGAGGTCACACCGGGGCTTAGGAACTGGTTTAAGGAGCATCTTCAGATGAAGATCATCCGTAGCCGGATATATAACGCTGATACGGACGCTGAGTTGTCTTATTACGATATCGATAACAAGTTCTTTGGTATAGGGCTATCCATGGGCTGGGACAATCGGTTCAAGAGAGTTCTGATAACCAAGAAAGATTATATACCGGTAGGGAATCCGAGCGAGTACCAATTCCGTGGCGGTCGGTTCTACAGGAACGGGCAGGCGGTGGAGCTACAGGACGCCAGCCATTTCACGGACGTCTCGTTCACCGTTGGATATAACTGCCTGAAGGGTGAGTGGAAATCATATTTATCCTACACCCCTGATTATTATATCGAGCACCAGCATTATTTCCAGTCTGGAAAGAACTACTCAAGTGAAAGTCAGGAGATAGGGTTATGGTCTCATGGATTGACCAACCAATCGTATCAAGTATTTTACGGTAAACTATATCCGTTCGTTATAGAGGTACCAGTACGTGAGCAGTATGTGAATAAGATCCTCACGAACTACCAATATAGGATGGATGCCAGAAGGTATCAGGATGAGGTTAATTACCAAATTCTTAGGACTACCGGATTCAATAAAGCATGGTTTTATAACGATACCAACAACAGTGGTGAGCTTCGGATGGTTATCGCTGACAAGAACGATATGAGCCAGCGGTTAAGGTATCCTGTAACCAATGACGATAGCCGTGAGATACTGGTGACGGAGGTTGATCAGAAGATAAATATAAATGACTATTTTAACGAGGTCAAAGACGATACTAATAACCTCCCGGTATGGATCAAGGATGTGAATGACATTGACCGGAAGATCGATCCTAGGGCTGTCGATTATCATCGGAGGTGGCGTGATCGTCTTCGTGGCGATTGGTTCTTGGCTAGGTTCGTGAATGACATTGAGAGCCGGTTCAAGATGATAGTACGTTGGTTTAGCAGCGATGAGAAAGTTTATTGAGGTGATTATATACCTTTAAATATTTGATGTTATGGCAGCAGGGAAAACTAGCAGTAAAAAGAAGGGCAAATGCCCGAAATCAGGATGTATCAAGAAAGTAGGGAGTGATTGGCGAGTGGTCAGTAACAAGACCGGTAAATTATGGCCGGCTAAGTACAAGTCTAAGGAGAAAGCTAAAGGAGCCTTGGCTGCTTATCACATGCATTAGCGTATAAACGGGTACATGATTTATTATGTACCCGTTTCGTGTTTTTAGGCTTATGATATTATGGTTATCTTTGTGAAAAACGTAATATATGTCTAAGAAGAATAAACCGGAGGAAATCCCATCGTGGATAAAGGATTTATATAAGGAGGATCTTAACCGGGTTGTCAATGGCGAGCGTCCTATGTATTTCAGAGGTATGGATGATAGTCCTTTGAGAAACGTGTCCCCGGAGTTTGATATCCTTAGCGGAGGAGCCGCAGTTAAAGGCATGAATGGGATAAGAGGTACATTGTCCCCGTTGAATAACGGTATGGGTAATTATAATTTCAGCCTCAGGGGTATAAATAAGAAGATCGGTGAGTTGGTTGATGAGGCGGGATTATATCTACCTGAGAAATTAAGACCTGTATATCGGACTGTGGTGGATGCTATGTCGAGTTCCAAGGATAAGGGGTTGGGTCATATCACGCAGCCGTTGGCCAACGCCCTGTACCCGGCGGACGAGCGGCGAAACCGGCGTCTGGACGGGGAGTATCCTGTTGGTTATGTGGATGCCATAGACGGCATATGGCCTAGGGATAAATATGGGCTATGGGGAGAGAAAATTGAGCGGAAAGCAGAAGGAGGTCCTACTGGTAATGATCCTATGTATGTAAGACAAGATGTATCTGATAGAGCTTCGTATTTAAAAGACATCATAGGTAACGCCATAAGAAGGAGGTTGTATGAGAATGTAACACCTGATGTGGTAGCCTCAAATGCTAGTCTTCCTGATAAGGTTAAGGAATTTATATACGGAAGAAATGGCAAAGCTAATGTTGATGAATATAGTGAACAGCTATGGGGTAGATTCTTATCCCAACCTAATAGTCTTGACGGAAATAGCAAGGAGATAAGGATTCCTGATAATGTCATTACTGATATTGAGAAGATGTTCAATCGTGACACTAAGGATGAGATAAAGAGGCTAGATAAAAAGATTCGTGATACGGAGCAAGAAATATATGGCTCTGATAAGCCGGCTACAGATGATGCTTATGGTAGGCTGAAGCTTTTGAAAAAGTCTAGAGAATGGGTAGATATCTTTGAGAAGAATCGTAATTCGGTAAGATCCGGAAAGCCTACGGTTTTTTCTGAGTATGATTTTTACCCCGAAGCTGCTGGTGATCTTACCCCGTTATCAGGGTTTGGTAATTTTACTATTTATAGACGTCCGGATGGAAGGTTAGGTGTTTACGATGTATATGATTTTTATAGTAATGATCAAGAGTTCCCAGTCAATATAGTCACTAAGACATTAGACGCTATAGGTGATAAGTTTGAGGAGAGAGGGTCGTTTGAGGATCGAAATCCTCTTCCGGAAAGTGGAAGGGATGCTCTTATCCGTAATGCCATTACGTCCAAGAATAAGTTGGAGGACAAGAAAGATGGAGGTCCGGTAAATATAGAACGAGATTATGGGGCTGGCAAATACGTTATTGATCCTAGTAGATCAGAGGATAGTAAGATGGCTGTGTATGATGAGATATGGGACTATCTGACAGAAAAGAAGGGGATACCACAAACGCAAGCTATCGGCATCCTGTCGAACATCGCCGCCGAGTCCGGAGGGGACACCGAAGCCCTAGGAACCGCCGGTGACTTTGGTATCCAGCAATGGCTTGGGCCGAGGAAGAAAGAGCTACAGCGCAGGTATGGAAAGAAACCGACATTGACACAGCAGTTGGATTATCTCGTGGATGAGTATCAAGGAAAGGTTCCGGGGTTAGGTTGGAATTACATCAATCAAGGCAAGTTCTTTGATAAGGACGCTCAAGGCAATATATATAATTACTATATGTATTCGAAGGCTGATTTTGATAACGCCACGAATTATAAGGACGCTACCGTGGCATGGAATCAAGGATACGGAAGACCCCTTGGATCGACATTAAGAAATGAGAAGCGGCTTGAGTTCGCCGATATGTTCTCCAATAGATACGGTGTCCCGGAGAACGAGCCAATGAGATACGAGTTCGGGCAGCGGGATTCGGGCACGGGGGACGGAGGTCAGCAGCCCGTGCCTGAGACGGTAGCCCCTGCCGATCCTTCTTTGGCTTCCCGCCCTACCATGGACAGCTGGTGGGAAAAGGAGGGTCAAGACCTGTTATATAAGATGCTAGCTCAATCCGGAGCCAATAAGAAAGCTATAGAGGACATCGCTAATAATATTAAGAATGATCCTCAATCAGAGGCGCAGATAGCGGAGGCTGAGCGTATGCGTAAGGAACAGGCGAAAAGGCAGTTGGTGCTTAATATGATACCGGGATTAAGTCTTAATATAAAGGGTATGAGCAGAACACAGAATTAATACTATATTTGTGAAGTAATTAAACGTTTTTAGATATGAAAAGATTGTTGTTTTTATTTGCTATGTTATTGACGCCATTCGCTTTGATGGCGCAAGAGGTAATCCCATCAGAAGGGGCTATCACTATTGATTTAACTACCTTCACAGGCATCATGGCTTTCGTCACGATGTCAGCTACGCAGTTAGCCAAGGTTGTGCCGTATATTGACACCCATAAGTGGGCTAAAGTCCTATCCGCCGTAGTCATAGGTATGCTGGTTTGTATATTAGCGTGGTTTCTAAATGTGTCTCCATTGCTTATAGGGAGTGAATGGTGGGAGGCATTGCTGTATGGGATAGCTGTTGGGTTCAGTAGTGCCGGCTTCTACGATCTGGTGAAAGCGATAGGTTCGCTATTTGTGAAAAGGATTTAAAAGAAATAGGTTGATATAATGCGATAGCTATATGGTTTATTGTAGGTAATATAATCAGCTATCGCATTTTATTTTTTATTGTTTGTATTTTTTAAATCCGTATTTTTTAGCTATACTATTTATTATACTTTCATCTATATTAAACCATTCTCTATCTTCTTTAAATCCTAATAAAAGTTTATGCATATACGACTCGATGTCGTCATCTATTATGTATATCATTTCTATATTTATATTTGATACTCTAAGAGCTGATAGTCTTTTTTTTATATTAATAGCTCTACCTATTTTACAAAGACCTGATATTCTATCTATTGCTATATACGTTTTATATCTATTATTTGAAATGCTTCTATAATTTTTTGATATACTGTTTAGTATTTCATATATAATCTTTGTCGAGGATATTGAGTTTATTGCATAAGATATTAGATGTGCCTTTATTTTATCATCTATATTCATTACGATTGATATAAATACTCTGTAATCGACAAACCATTTTTGTCCAGACCCTTTACCTTTTCGGTATGCTAATCCAACATTTTTTAAATCAGATATTGTCTTTATGCTTTTTTCTGGCATATCTATTTGTCTTAATATATTATTGATTACGTTTTGTGTTATACTTGATGTTATGTAATGATCAGTTCTAATTTTTGGATTATTCCTTGATTCTCTATACGAGTTTATTATATATACAAAGTCTGTTATACAAATAAAATTGTCTTCTTTGTTGAACTCAATACTATTTTCTGATATTTCTCTATTCATTGTTTTGTAATGTTTGTTTTTACGCGAATATATAAAATAGTATGCATTACAACAATATTTATAGGTGTTTTTATGCATCTTTAAAAGATTTATTTAAAACAAAGACTCATCGTTGCTAAAAGATGAGTCTCTATTTTTTTTAAACTATCTTTGTATCAGAACGAAATTAATTTGATATGAGCAAGTATGTAATCAAGAGGAAGATACCTAAATATCAAGAGGCCGGGAAAGTCGGTTCATATATGCTTGGCAATATGGATGGTATACAGGGGTTAGGTATAGAACCTTTGGTAAATACCAACCAAGGATTACCTGCGTCGGTCAATCCGCTAGGGATATATTCTATGGATACCCCGGATCGGTTAAGGAATAAATATGATACCGCTTTCGATCAGAAGGATATATTTCCGTCTAGCTTCAAGGGTAGTTTGCAACGTATAGCTGAGAATTATCAGGACAATGGTATTACGCTTAATAACATAACTGTTAACGATGTTGATAAATCTAAGACTGGTTCAGGCGAGACGGATGTTTTTGATTTTACTACCATCCCTTACTATGGCGCTGATGATATAGGGTCTAGGTTCACTCAGATGGGTCGTGGTATAGGACGTATGAGAAGCGAGGGATATGGAGATTTATCCACCGGGGCTAAAACAGCTAATACGATAACCACCATAGCCTCAGGAATTAGTGGTATCATGGGATTGGCTCGTAACGTGGTTTCTGGGATAGCGTCTGAGAAAGGTACTCGTACCAATATAAGGTTGGCTCAGGAACGTGAGGCTAGGCAAAGAAGACAATCCCAGATGCAGTATAAGGATGGTGGGGGTGTTTATCTAGGGCCTAATAATAGGTTCGATAGCGGAAGCCTTACCGGTGAGTACCTGTATCCGTTACCTAAGTCGATGGAAGATCAAGCCAACGTAGAGGTCGAGAAGGGTGAGTACGTGACGCAGCCCGGAGAGGCGCCGATGGAGGCTATGGGGCAGAAGCACGCCGATGGTGGAACCCCCGTTTCCTTGGAGCAGGGAACGAAGGTTATTACCGACGACACAACCATAGAGCCGGATTTCGCTAAATACATCAGAGATACGTATGGGATCAAAGCCACGCCTAAGGATACGTATGCTACGTTAATGGACAGGTATAAGGCTAAGATCGGTCTTAAATCGGCTTACGATGATCAGAAAAAGGCGCTGGAGAAGCTGAAGAAAAACGATAAGATAGATGACGAGAATACAAGGCGTTTAAACGCCTCCGTATTATCTAAGGCTATAAATGATAGTAACGATACCGTTAATGGCTTAGAGGGAAGGTTTACGGACTTCGCTAATGTCATATACAAGGAGCAGGAAGACCGGAAGATGAAGAAGGATGAGGATACGTATTTCGCCAAGGGAGGTGAGATAGATAACATCATATCCAGATCCATGAAAGAATACGGTCTTACGGAGGAGGATATAGCTGAGGCTAAGAAAGAGCTGCTTAAGAAAGTGGCTGGTATTCGTCAGAAGATGGAGAAAGGTGGTAGCTCTTTATTCGATTATCTCCTTACTTTCCGTCCTGTTGAGAACAAGTATAATAATAAGGATAATACGTTTGGGTATCAGCGTCAGGGTCAGGACGGTTCTTATGGCGGCATTAACGCTGATGAGAGACTGGAGTATTATAAGACATTCATGCCTTTGGCTTATGATGCTTATATGAGTGCGCCTAAGGCTACTGCCGCCAAAGCTCTTCAGGATGCTATATATAGCACCACTGGTGGGTGGATGGGCTTGGCTACGGCGGAGAACCCGATCATCGCCAACGCAGAGGCGCTTCGGGATTACACGACGCTCGTTTCTTTTGGTGGTGAGGATAGTCAAGGTAATTATCCGGAAGATAAAAAAGCCACATATCATGATAGAATGAGAGACAATAAGTTTGGTCAATATTCGTCATCTCGTCCTATGATCGGTCTGGACGTTGTTACAGAGGAACAGCATAAGGCTCTTAACGATGCCGGTATCACCCATTTTAGCCAACTGTTCTCTGATAAGAACAAGGATGTCGTTAATAAGATACTTGGGGAGGATATGCTTAAGATGCAGGCATTGAGATCCATGAAAGGAATGGAAGGTCTTGATTTTATACTTGACCCTCATAAGGTGGCTCCCGGTCCTATGGATATAGGTGATGTGGAGAATCCTGATGTTAAGCTGGATATGCCTGAGCTGATTGATTCTAATACACTTCCTAAAACCAATACAAATGCCGGTAAGTCGAACAGCGGCAATGGAGGCAGGAATATAGTGGGTGGCGGTCTTGACTTCCCCGAGGTATTTAGGATGACCCCGGGAGCCGTGACAACGGAAGGTCTGGAAAGGCATTACGCTCCTACCGTGGATCCGGTGTTGAGATCGGCTGATCAGTATATGGTTGAGGCTAATCGTGCTTTCCAATCACAATTGGATCAGATGGGTAATGTCCCGGATTCCCAGAGAGGGGCTTTATCTTCCAATTTACAGGCTATCATGAGTTCCAATATAGGTAAGTATATAAATGAGGTAGAACAAGGAAATGTGGCTCAAAGGACTTGGGCTGATAATGTCAATTCTCAATCATGGGCGAATACTTACGACAAGAACATAGCCCAACGTCAAGCTTATCAACAACGGATATTGCAGGGATTGGCTATAAATGACGAGAACTGGGCTAGGTATTTCGATAGCATCAATGATGAGATTCAGCAGAAGTGGAATACGGCTACGACCATGAATACATTAAGATCTATATTCGGGGATGTAAAGATCGGTCCTAATGGGCAGCTGATCGCTGATCCTCAAGGGGATATATTGAGTTATAGGAGATTATATCCCGCTCAGGAAGTAACTAAAGGTAAGAAAGGATAAAGGATGGCTTCACAATATAGTATATTAAGGAATTACGGCAAGTACGTATCACCCTACAACATGGATGTCATGATGCAGGGTATGGGATACATGCAGCAGAAGATAGATACCAATCGGCAGGCTATAAACGAGTATGCTGATTATATTATCAATTCTGACATTATAAAACCTCAGGATAGGGAATATCTTCAGAATAGGTTAAATGGATTGATACAGGACGTGAATAACGTGTATCGTAAATCTAATCTGGCTTCTGATGGTATAGCCAGAAGTATACAGGCTCGTCTTGGAGAGGCTCTGGATACCCGTGTGTTGAATGCCATTGCCGGCACTAGGGAGATCCGGTCGTTTAGTGAGAAGATGGAGGATATGAAATTGAATAATCCTAAGATGTATAGTCCTATAAACGAGGCTGAGGCTTTCGCCGATGCCGTGGCTTGGATGAATGACGGTCAGGTAGGGACACGTCTTAATCCTATACATTATACCCCTTATACGGATTATCACGCTGAGATTGATGAGAAGATGAAGAATTTCATCTCCCTTAACAAGGGGAAGAAAGTCAATGTGCCGGTAGTTGACGCCAATGGTAACAGGACGGGGGAGATGCGTGAGATGTACATAGATGAAATGAGCTACGCTCAGGCCAGGGATATAGCTATGGCTTCCATATCTGAGAACGGTAAGGCCCAGATGCAGTTAGAGGGAAGATATATGGCTAGAACGAATCCTGACTTATTTAATGTTCAAAGCACCTCAGATTTCCTTAAAGGGTATATTGATGATTTCAGTGTCAAGGAAGAGTCCATACGAGCCAAGCTAAAGGGCGTTGGCAATGACAAGGCCAAGAGGGCTAAGTTGGAGTCGGAGCTGGCGGATATTATCAAGCAGAGAAATGATTTCGTGGAGGATGCCGAGGGCGTTATCGGTAGCAACTACAGCCCGGAGCGAGCCGGCATGTTCATGGTACGACAGCAGTTCCTTCGTGGCGTCGGGCTGAGATGGTCTTATAATAACTCATATGAGACGCTGGGCGTAGATGAGTATTACTTTAAGGCTAACCAACAGATGATGGAAAGAGCTAGGTTTAACGAGACAAAGAGGCATAATCTGGCTATGGAGAAAGCCGCTTTAATGAAAGCCAGTAAATCGGGTGAATCCGGTGGTGATGGTGGTGGTAATAATACTGTTGGGCCTACGGTGGTTACGAAGAGCGATAATCTTGATGACGTGAATATAAGTGATGAGTTCATGAACGGATTTACGGCTAATGAGAAGGCTGTTAATGCTGGTATGAATAGCTTTGTTAAATCACTATCAGATGACGCCAAGAGAAAAATTAGCGCATGGGCGTCCGATCCTGAGAATAGTAATGTTGTCAAGAATATGAGTGATGATCAAGTCATCATGACTTATTTCAAGGCTAATGGCGGGTCTACGAATACGCTTCTTGATTACAATGGCAAGGACAGCTATATAAAGCTTCTTGGGTTAAACAACCAAAGGAATAAGTATAATAGGATCAATGAGGGATTCAATAAGGCTGAGGACGCTGTCTTGGATGGAGTTGATGCTATAGTCGAGAGAGAAGCTAGATCTATTACTGGATCTGGAATTGATATTAGTTATGGATATGGGACGTTTGATCTTGGAGATATTGTAGAAGGAGGGCATTGGGCTTTTTCTCATGAAGCCATAAAAGATATATCGTTAAAAGATTGGGCCAAATTATCCGCATATAGCTCTATCCTTAGTAATAGTGTAGAATTTATTAAGATGGGTAATGACCCTACGCATCCAGTATCATATAAAGGTGTGAGTCTTGGAAGTGTTAATTCTGGAGAAGCGTCAGTAGTCCTAGGAAGAATAAATGATCTTATGGGAACCTCCTTAACATTGGATGATATACAGTTATTAGCTAATATGGGGGCTGGTCATTTTTCTACATCTGATTTATTTAAAAAGAATCTAAGTGAAGGGTTGAGTAATTATAACGAGAGGAATGCCGTTGTTGCTACAGCTATATATGATGAGATAAATAAAGAGAATGGGGATGTACTTAGGCATAAATGGAGCCGTGGCGATTTAGGAAGACTTGCTAGCGACGCTAAACGTGCCGGTGAGGATTATCTAAGACAATATCGTCATGAGTACGCTGAGCGTGAGTATATCTTCTCTGGTGATTATCCGTCTAAAAGCAAAGCTGAGTATGATTATATAAAGATTAGTGATCTATTCACTCGTGGTGGTGGTTTTATCCCCAAGGATGAGGATAATGCCAATAAGAAGATAACGTTTACTATATCTCCTATAGGTGATGGCAATTATCAGATCATTGGTAATAATGGAGGTGATGGAAGATCTGTTGTTGAGGTAAGTGAGGCAGATCTAGCCGCCAATGACCTTACTTTTTATAAGGAGGATGTAAGTATCCCATCCGAGACCTACGACTCTGGTGTTGTATCTATATCGTTTGCCAATTCAAGCGATAACGCTTATGGGAAGATGGCCAAGGCATTGCAGGTAGCTCCTGTGGCTTATGCCAGCGGAGCTAAGGATATGACAATGCCTTATATAGATATGTTCACGAATATAAATGACGGTAATATCAGGAAGAATCAGATGATGATCGCTACCGATGTGTTATTTGATAACGCTTCTATGTATGAGTTAAGGGCTTCCGGATATAAGTATAATAATGGGTCCTCTGGGATAAATGTTGATATATACAGCAAGGGAGGAGCAAGGGATGGAGGTACTCCATTATACTCAATTGATCTGGATGGCGTTAATTATGCTGATGAGGTAGCTAGAAAAATTGATTTCAGTCCTCAATATTATTTGGTCATGGCATGGCAACAGATACTTAGCAAGGAGAATGAGGTGTATTGGAGAAGTGAAGGTAGATCTACTACTGATGATTTTGAAAGCTTCATCTCGCCTATAGCTAGTATGATCGATCAGGAGATAAGAAACAGGAATAACGGAAATAGTGGAAATAATGGAAACAGTTAAAACCGATAATAATGCTACTAATGGAAGGAATCTTGCCGACAAGTACGGATATCCTACCATGAGCGTGGATAATATAAAGGCTGTTGGGGCGGATTCCTATAACATACTGGATCGTGACTTGCCTCCGGTATTGGACCCGTATTCCGCATCCGAGAGATCAAAGTCCCAGATACCGTCATTATCAGAGAGAATCAAGAATACGGTAAAGACTAATTATTATGATAACATGAAGCATATGTCCTTTTTGGGATATATGGCGTCTGATCAGAGCTATAAGGGTAGGTTTAATCTTACTGGACCGGAGATATCGTTAGAGGATTCAAGGTATCGATTAAGTAGTGGAACGTGGATACCCAAATACGAGTCTTATATACCCGGTGTAGATAATGATACACGTCTATCAAAAACCCAGAGTAGGACTGAGAAGTGGATGAGAGGATTGGGTAAGCTTGCCGGAAAAACCGCCTTGTACGGATTAGGAGGCGTTATCCAGCCTTTTTATGGTATTTACGCCGGTGTATCCAGAGGTAATTTTAACGCTGTTTTTGATAACGATTTCACGAGATGGTTGGATGATCAGGACAAGAAGATGGATTACGGTCTTGCTCATTATTACAATCGTGAGGAGCGGGATATGAATTTCCTTCAAAGCATGACCACGGCTAATTTCTGGTCTAACGATTTTTTATCCGGTCTTGCTTTTACCGCTGGAGCCATGTTATCGTCAGCCGTATATTCCGGCGCTGGATTGATGAACTTAGCTCGTACGGGAGCTAGGGCGGGCGTGGCTTTGGCTAGGATAGGCAAAGCGGCTTCGGATACCAAGAAAGCGTTCGGCGTCTACCTTAGGGCCGCCCGTACGGGACGGAGGATAGGCAAGGGACTGGACACCCTCGCTTTCCTTGGCACATCTACCTCATGGGAAGCTTCAGTGGAAGCCAGAAGTATGCTGATGGAGGCTGAGGAGAATTTCAGGCAGTCTTACCGTAACGCTTATGGAAGGGAAGTCCCATATGAGGAGCTTATGAAATTCAGGGCTGATAATGCCAATGCCGCTAATGCTGTATTCGCCGCCAACGTCGGCATATTGTCATTATCCAATATAGCTATGTTCGGCGATATGTTCGGCATGGATCTTGGTGTGGATAAGTTCATAAAACGCAATATATTTGGCGTAGGTGCCGAGAGGATGGATAACGGTACGTTAAGAGCCATAACACCAAAGAAATGGCAGAAGGTAGCCGGAAATACGTTCAATATCATCAAGCGCCCAGTGTCAGAGGGTCTGTATGAGGAAGGTCTTCAGGGAGTGGCTAGTAAGTCCGCCAAGGATTGGGTAGAATCAAGATACAATCCTATGGCTATCCGGCAGAATATAGGCTATATGGAGGCTATAAAGAATGGGTTCAAGGAGACGTACGGGTCTAGCCAAGGATGGAAGGAGATCGGTATCGGTATGATTATCGGATCGATTATGGGTGGAAAGACTATTGGGGGTATAAAGGAATGGAGCCAAGACATGTCCCGGAACAAGGGGATGGTGGAGGCCTACAACGCCAATGCCGGCGCCTTGACCACCGCCGCTGTCCGTGCTATTCGTGGCAGTATGGCTCTTAACGCTCAATTATCTGGTGTAGACACATCGTACGAGAGTGATGGTAGGATCATAAATAAGGATTTTAGTGACGCCGTATTCAATCGTCTCCGTTATGATTCGGAGATGGGGATGTTGGATGATACCAAGGAGAATTTCAGGACGGTAGTCGAATCTATACCTAATAGCGATATAGCGTCCGATATGAATATGACGGATGAGCAGGTTAATGAGTATAAAGCCGATCTTGTCAACGAGTTTAATAAGAAGGTGGATAATTTTACCATGGCCAACAGATTCGCCGACTCACTTACTGAGGGTATCCCGAACAGGTCTTTTAACGCCTATATCTCCAATATGGTATATAACGGTATTGAGGCTAAGGATAATTTGAATGATATCACCAATCAGTTAAACAGGATATATAAGACGGGTATAGGTGATGCCCTTGATATATACTCTCATCTTAATCCTGATTCAAGCAAGGCTCTCGAAAAACTCCGGAAGCTGACGAATGATATACGGAAGATGGAGAGGAATATCTTAAATACTCAACAAAAGGTTGCATCGAAGGAAGCAATTGAGTCTGATAAGACTAAGTTGGCTGAGGAGAATGATAGGCTTCTTAAATTGACGGAAGAAAGAATTGCCTTGGAGAGAAAGTTAAGCACGTTGATTAATTCAGATGTGGATATATCTAAGTTATCTTTAAATGATAATGATTCTAAGATTAGCGTCTCAGATCTTATGGCGGCTTATGAGACTATAGTTGATTTTGAGAATGCCGTGTCTACCCGTGGGGTCGATAATCATAAAGAGGCCATGGCGTTGCTTAGCGAGTATCGTCATAATCTTGTGGCTTATAAGAATATAAACGAGTCTCTTCGTCGTATGCGTGACAGAAGATTCATCCGGGCGCAGGAGCGCGGGTTCATGAAGATATTGTCGAACGCATGGGGTAAGACTTATGAGGAGGATGATAGCAAGTATGATTTCAGGAATACTGATAATCCTGAAGCAAACGCCCTTTACGCTAATGATCAAGCCATAGACAAGGCTTACCAAGATGGTCTTATAGGAGAGGATGAGGCATTTATGTTCAAGACATATAATCATATGATAGCCAGATCTATGGAGAATGAGATTAAGGCTGATGAAAGTAATATAGTTGAGAGGGTTCCTGATGATGAGGATATTATAAATCCTTCAGATGATAGAGCCAATGATATAGCCATAAAGATCTGGAACGGTAATGAGGATATTTTATCTCCTAGGGAAAAGCAGATATATGATAACAATAAGGATCGTATTAATAATCTTGTAAAAGGATTTGGCGATAATCCTATAGCTAGGATAAATAGGGCTAAGTCAATGATAGATAGATTAAAGATCAATGATAATGTATCAGATAATATTAAGGATAATATTGATGATATCATAAATGTGAATATTAATGGTCTTGATCAGGATCGGGTTAAGGAGGCTATAAAGACCTATAACGATCTTATGAATGAGGCTGACAATGGCAATGAGGTTGACCAGGATAAGCTTAATGAGGCTATTGATATTATCAATAATTATTCCGATGGGCCTCTTCTTCAATTCGTGGAATGGATGAGGTTGTATGATAACGGAAGTATAGCTGTCAAGGATTACGATAAATCCATACCTATGGGTGATGTCCTCACAGAGAGCGAACCCGGGACATCCACCGGCAGGACGGAAGTTAACGCCGCCCAGAATCCGGTGGTGTTGATGGCTCAGAAGAGAGAGATCGGTGGGGTTATGTATTATGAAGTTGGCGGAATGAGACTTGACAGGTTTATGGACAGTCTTGGGCTTAAAAGATCTGATGCCACTGATACTGATAATGGAAGGGTGATGGATTTCACCAACGGAACCGACATATTTACTGTTATAGAGTCAGATAACCACTCAAGATGGATGATTAGCGAGGATGACGCTCAGGCTTTCGAGAACGCTACCGGTGTCATATTGGGGCGGCAAACCGCCTTGTCGACCTCCATCTGGTTCATGGTGTATCGCAAGGGGCAGGATGGATCTATTGTCCCTTATTATACGGGTGATACGTTTGGATCTAACAACGAGTCGGTGAATCAGGAAGCCGTAGCTAATCTCCGTAAGGATAATATCGTAAGGTTTAAGATGGATATGTCAGATCCATATACCAAGGAATTGTATGATAAATACAATAGCCTTAACGCCGTTGACCCTAATTCTGATGAGACTAAGTCGGCTTACCGAGAGCTGGTTGATAATATGGTTATTAAGATCGTGGATAGCGACGGCAATTTCGTCTCGGTACTGAAAGCCGATGACCCGGATTCAAAAGGAAGTAACGCTGATTTAAGGAGTAGGGCCTTTGAGTTATATAGGGATAATATAGGATCTGTTACTGGCGAGATTGATATACCGTTCGTAGGTACAGTTACCAGTGTTTTGCCGGGAAGACCTAATTTTAGCGTAAGTGATGATAATGGTACGTTGATGGTATCCGAGAATGATTTTACCAACGAGACGGTTGGTAAAGTCGAGAGCGTAGGATATATAGAGAATGGGGAGGTTACGATGAGGGATGATATTAAGTATAATATATTCCCGTTCTGTACGGCTATTGTCAGGGACAAATATGGTGACTATAAAGATTCACGTATCCCGGTCGTAGCTATAAAGACAGGAAATGGAAGAAATTACCTATATCCCGTAAGATTGAAAAATCAGGATATATCGTCATTTTCATCCATGATCGGATCGATGGCTGATAGGATTACGGAAGGTCTAGGCGGAGGCGTAAGTATTGATGATATAATGGATCTTAATAACGCTATAGCCAGATCCGGGTTGGATAATAAGACATATATGATTCCGCTGGCGGGAGACGTGAATGTTATCAAGAACCGGCTTAAAGCTGTCAAGGAAGCGGTTAGCAGGATGCCTATGACCGCTGACGTAAGAGGATGGATAGGTGATTCCAGAACTAAGGAGGATATTTTGATGAATGACGTTACGATCAACATCGATCTTAACAACGATCCTTTCATAGCTCCTAAGTTTAGGATGAGTATCAAGGAGAACAAGGTATCCAAGGAGGAGACGGAAGTCTCGTTCCCTAACCTGCCGGATCTGCCATCGGAGTTCGCCTCGCCTACGAAGGCGGCCGAGGACAAGTCTTTGGTTTCCGACGGTAACGTAGTATCCGGAGAAAATGAGGCAGAAAATCCTTGCTAGATAAAATATCTTGACTTATCTTTGCGGCGTCAGTCCATCACCTGACGAGTAAGATATTTAAAAGTTGGTCCCTGTCGGGTGTGTGATGGCCCCGGTGGGGACTTTTTTAGTAGATGCAACTAGACGCTTTTTTACACCGGAAAATTATGCAAGACCTACGCATCCAGCGAGTGAAGGTCTTGATGATGTTATACACCAGTAATTATTTTGTCAATGTCAGACAAAAGCAGTTGCTTGATCATTCATACGCATTAAGCAGGGATCAGGCTTTTGATTATATGACTGAGTTCAACAAAAGGCTTAGTGATAAGGTGGGTGTAAAATGTACGATGGATATCCTTCTACCTACCGATGACGATAACGCTAATATCATAATCGAGTACAATGGTATCATCAAGAAGCTGATGAAGGAGGCCGAGAAGCTGGAACTTGACACTGACGCCATTAAGGAAATGATGCGTGATCTTCTTAATGAGTTGAAGGATGATATTGATCTTAATATCCTGATATTTGACGTAACCCAGTTACTTATAAAATACAATCTATTTAGGTTGGATGCCATAACCGAGCAGGAGTTCAAGGACTCTTTCGTCAGGATGGATAGTAGGAATATGGAGATAAAGAAACTAACCCTATCTGATATCAAGAAGGTGGTGATGATGATGGAGGATGGGTATGATTACGCTTTATATATGAAAGAGGAATGCGATTGTTGATTACAATTTTTGTAAAAATATCTCCTGTTTGTTTGTGGTTTCAAAATAAGGTTCTATATTTGCGGTGTCTATCCGTTGCTAGACCATAAGAAGATATTAACTCGCCTAAGCGTAGGCGATAGATGAGGGTCATCAGTGGGGTAACGGACGCTGGTGGCTCTCGTTGTTTTATATTATGAACAAAGATCATATTTTGGGGTTGTATGATGATTTAAGTCATTTTTGCCAAACAGGGAAATTGAAACAAGCTGATTATTCAGGTTATTCTAGAGAGTTAGAGATTATTGTTAAAAAATTTTCGAGCGATTGTGATCGTTCAAAAAATGACAATGTGTTTATTGTTGAGGATTGCAGAATAACTTCGAATGATAGCGATTACAGCAATTTCCTTTATATGGCGCTAATAACGTTATTCGGTAGAAGTGATTTTGATCTTGATTATGCCTTGAAGTTATATAATTATTTTATACTTGCAGCCATAGAACGACAAGATGAACTACATGATGCGGGTTATGATGAGTATATAATTGATAGAATGTGTTTAGATCATGTTTTTAATGGTGTTGTATATAATATCATTATATCAAATACAAACAAGGATGTTGATGATATTCATTTGACTATATCTAATGATCTGAAAGTAAATAACGCTATACCTATGTTGATGTCCAAGATAAGACCATATTCGACAGAATATGATTTTTATGGTTTGTATGATTCTATAATAGGATATACTTATTTTCTAAAAAATAAAAAGAACTATGGACTAAGAAATAGTGGACTGTTGCGTACCTATATAGGAGTAGATATTAGTAATGGTCTTGTAAAAATTGGTAAGTCTAAGGATTTATACACTAGGGAGAGTTGTTTAAGGGTGAGTAATATCCATTTTTATATGATTGCATATGTAGATATGGATATAGAGCGTGAGCTGCATATTAAATATAGTGTATATAATGTTGATAGAGAGTGGTTTCATTTGAATAAAAAGCAGGTTAAGGAAATTATAAGCAAATATAATTTTAGAATTATAGAATCAAATGCTAAATATATTGACAATATATATGATATTTGATGAATAATGAAATTCATTTTTGTTATTTAGGATTGAGTTTTTGCCTGTCCGTGAGGATCGGCAAAATGATTTGTACTTTTTCAGAGTAAACATAAGGTTTGTTATTATTGTTATTTGGCTCCCGTCCGCTCGTGAGAGTAGGCGGGATTTTCATATCTTTGTGGCAAAACGATTTAGCTATGGGTAGATCTTGTTATGTTATAAAAAATAAGGAGGGTGGGGTAGATAATGTCCTTGCCCCGAACGACCAACCATCCGGATTATACCAAAGGGCGATGGAGGTGCTGGGCGACCAGAAGCAGGCCTTATCGGTCTGGGGTACGGCCTACTCCCCCGACTTCGTGTCTTTCTTTGGCGATTGGATGTCCATGCCATCGGAATATGACCTAGATAGTAACGGGGAACCTAGGTATGATGATGTCATGTCCTTTATCAAGCGGAAGAACTATTTCGCTGGCAATTTCATGGCCGATGAGGTTAAGGATATCAATAACACCCTTACTTCCTTGGGAGTCGATAATATCAACGATCTTAATGATATGATCGTATCTAACTTCCTTTCCGGCGGTGATATATTCCTCAATAGGTACAATCTTGAGCGATCGGGGATGTATGATGCTGATGAGATTGATAATATCATGACAAACCGATCGGAGTATGAGCGGGTAAGGGATATGATGAGGAGGATTGTCGATTTTATGTCTGAGGGGGATCTCAATGAGAAGGATACATATTTCTTGTCCTCCGAATCAGGCCTTGGTGATGATTATATGATATATGAGGATACATATGACTCGTTAGGAAAGAGAAGGGTTTTGAATCCAATAGAAGTAAGGGATACGATCATGAGGGCGGTAGGCGGTATCAGCGACCGCCGGGAGTTTGATCAGGCTTTCGCCTCCATCCCATACCCTTCCTTGGCACTCCGGTATCAGGAGGATCAGGATTACGCAGATCGGATGTATGACACGTATCGTAATATGACCCGTATGGAGGTTCGGAGTCAGGACGGAAATACGATTACCGACTCGTACTTCAATAGTACCACACCGTATATCAGTATGCCTAAGGATATGAAGGGTCTAAGGGATAAGGTTGGGGAGATAATCGATATGGATGATTTTAAGGACATCAAGGACGTTGCCGGACGTCTGCATGACATAGCCATGGATCTTGCCGACATGGGTGTGGATATAAGCGAGGCGATCAGCGATGAGATGATTATATCCAGACCGGAGGATATCCGTGATCTTATGGCGTCGCTGGACGTCATGTTGTCTTCCATACAGGCCGGCAATTCGGTATACGATAGCTTTATCTCCGATCTTGATAGGATAACAGGAAAAGGGAACCCGATATACGAGGTTCAGGATACTTATTCTACTGGGGATAGGATGGTGTATGTAAGATCCGGGAATACATCCCCTTCCGATATGTATGATAGGAGCATGTTGTATATGGGTAGGAATACGTACCATAACACGGCTCCGATAACCGACACCGATCAGGCCTATGAGATGTTGGCCGATATCGGGATAGAGCGACCCTCGTACTTGCCGGCTGGCGTGGTCCCCGCCGGGGCTTCCCGTTCCGATATTGGCGTGGTTAAGGATAACATAAAGAAGCTAGTTATGTCCAACATCTCATCCTCGAATACCGAGAACATGATCCTTACCAGATTGATATACCAGCATCCAGTTACCCCTGAGATGGATGATGCCGATATCGATCGGGAGTTCAGGAGATACGAGGCTAGGCAGGGAAAGGATCGGGATTTTATCAAATCCTGTACCTCGTTGAGGAAGATCCAGATCAAGGAAAGGTTAAAAAAATCGGATTTATATAATAATGTCTTACGTTTCCTTGATTTTAATGGATTTTATAATGTATCTTTGAACCACCATGACAGAGGTACGTTAAAAAGCATGGAGATGTCGTTGCCGGAAGGTCAGGTAAGGGATCTTCTGTTTGACGTGGCTATCGAGTCCGGTGACAGTAGCATGAGGGATCTTTTCTATCTGGATAGACAGGATAGGATGATGGATGTCGGTTTTTATCGATATCTATACCAAAGGAATCCGAGTCTGCTCCGGGAGGTCAACGGCGGTGTCGAGGCGAGACCGGACGGCTTGTTCTTGGCTCGTGGAAGGTATGATGATTTCGTGTCTTTCCAATCTGGTCTATATGAGAAGGTGGGTGAGACGGTTAATGGCGGGATATATAGCTTCGTGGATAATTTTATATATTCGGACCCATCATCATATCAGGATAGTATGGCACGAAAGATAGGTGACGTTACGGTAAGGAGTGACGATAACCGTCTATCAAGGGTAGAGGATAATCCCTCATCCAGTAAGATAATTAATGAATACACTGCTAATACAAATAAGTTGATGCGAGTTTTTTCGTGTAGTTAATCTCTCTTTGACGTCGTGAGACGTTTTCTTTCGAGCATTGAAACATTGAATTTATGGATTTGCATGAATCCGGGCCGTAGTGATGCGTTCCGGATTTTTGTTTCATATCAGTTATTATTAATCCCATTTACAAGACATGACGTGCCTTGATGGTGACATATATCACGATCTTAGGATTATTAATTTTTGAACTTTGTAACGCCCGCCATCAGGTGGGGTTATTATTAATTCAAAAATAAATAGACATGGGTACAAGTGGAGACAAAATCGTTTTGTTAGACGGCATGGGTTCCGGGAGCGGTAGCGCCGCTAATGGTTTATTATCTATGATTCCGGGTATGTTTACCAGCCTTTTGGGTGGTAATAAGATGGATCCGAATTTAGTCGCTGCGTTGATGAACGGTCGTAACAACCAAGACCAGTTCGGAGGGGCTAACGGTTGGTGGTTGTGGATCATCGTCCTGTTCTGGTTATGGGGCGGCCGTGGCTTTGGCAATGGTTTTGGTAACGGTGGTGAGAATTGCGCTAATGGTCTTCCCGCTCAATTGAATAACGACTATGGTCGTGAGTTGCTGATGCAGGCCATCCAAGGTAACAGAAGCGCTATCGAGCAGATCGCTAACGCCTTGAACTGTACTACCACTCAATTGCAAAGCGCTATCTGTAACGTACAAGGCGCTATCGATAAGGTAGCTGGTCAGGTAGGTATGACCTCTCAGGCTGTTATTAACGCCGTACAGCAACAAGGTTGTGAGATCGGTAATCAAATTAGCTCTTGCTGCTGCAATTTGAGTTCTTTGATCAACCAAAGCACGTGCGCTACTCAAAATATGATAACGCAGCAAGGCTTTGACAATCAATTACGGACGTTAGAGCAAACCAATGTTCTTCAGAGTAACATCAACCAAGGATTGACAAACAATCGCGAGCAGGCTACTACGCAGTTCAATATCTTGAGCGCTAAGATTGATGCTCAAACAACCTTGATTAATGATAAATTCTGTCAATTGGAAATGCGTGAGATGCAGAATACGATCAATCAGTTGCGTGATGAAAGGTCGGCTTACCAAGCCTCCGCGTTGACTCAGCAACAGACTCAGAATTTGATCAACCAGTTGAGACCTACCCCTGTGCCGGCTTATCCTTCATGCTCTCCTTACCAGACTTATGGATGGGGTCAAGCATTTTATGGAGGTAATTACGGATGTGGGTGCAACAATGGATGCTGCAACAACGGAAACGCTGCTATTTAACTCTATAAAGGAAGGAGGCTATTATGGCTTGTGTTTCTAAAATAGGGTCTCTTTATGAGTTGGTCACGAAGAACGTGGTAGTGACTACTACCAACACCATCTTCGGCATCAACCCAAGGATATGGCTGTCCTTGCCATGCGAGGGCCTTCTGCTGCTGAAAATCCGGCAGGTGGTTCCGACAACAGGCGAGACATTGCCAGTGCAGATAGCTATTCCAGCGAACAGCACCGTATCCACGGTAGGTGATGACACATGCTGCCCGGTAACCGGCGTGGCTGTGGTGAATCCGATCAACGTGGCTGTGACCGGAGCGGCTATGGTTAACAACACCGAACGCCTTGTTTATTTCAACAAGGTAAGGGGTGTATTGAGGCTCTGGATTGCTGTGTGCCTACAACTTCCGCCTCGGCGTCGGAGACGACTGTTGATGAGGGATAGGTTAGATTGGATGTCTAATGGGAGGGTATTCCCTCCCGCTTAAAAATCGAGATATGTTTAGAGACTTAAAGAAAGGATTTCAAGTATATACGCTGGATACGTCCGATGTTCCGGTGTTCAGGATGGGGAATGTGGTTAACGTGTCCGAGCCTAGGTTCCAGCAACCCCAGATGGGTCAGATGGGGCAATATCAGCAACTACAGGATAGGGTGATAGACCTTACCGTGGAGATAAACGGGTCTTCCATGACCTACGTCGTACCGGAGAGCAGGGATGTCGCTATGTCCAATAACATAACTTTGGCCTGCTCGGTCGATCCGATCATGAACCAGCTTAACGCCGCTAAGAGAACCAGCTCCGATATTCTCGATAGTATCGATAAGCATAGGAGGACACTAGAGGCTTGTGATTCGATCCTTGAGGAAATCAATCCGGCTTTTAAGCAGACTAAGGATCAAGACCGGAAGATCAAGAATCTTGAGGAGAAAGTCGATAGGATGGGATCCTCTTTCGATGAGCTAAAAGAGTTGTTAATTAAAAAATTAGGTTAAGATGAGAGTTATAGATTTAGGCGGCGGCCACGATGAGGACTACGATGATGAGATCTACGATCGTAGAGGCGGCCGTGGACGTAGCAGACGTTCGGATGGGACTTACATGGGTTATGGTGGTGGAATATACGACCACTATGGCAAGGAGCATGACGGCAGAATGGATGAGCTAGAACGCCGTGAGCGTGATCTCGAAAGACGTGAGAGGGAGCTGGAACGTGACGAGCGTGAGCTTGAGAAACGTGAGAGACTCCATGAACGTGAGGACGAGATGTATCGCAGGGGATGGTTCGGTGAGCGCGGCATCCGTGACGAGTACGAAGGTACCGAACCGTATATGCGCAGGGGACGCAGGAGTCGTTACTACTGAGGAGCAGACGCCGATGACCCTGATTATAAGCGGTACATAGACACCCATGGATATCACTTTTCCAAGGAGTTGGCTAGGGAAGCCGCCGACAAGATGCTTAACGCTGACGGATCCAAGAGAAGATGGACGATGGAGGACGCTAAGCAGATGTTCGATAAATGCGGGGCCAAGAAACCTGATAACGCTACGTGGGGAGATGTTCAATATCTGTTCGCTATGTTCTATAGCGACTACTTTCCTAAGGTATTGGACTGCGACCAGAAAATAGTCAAGGCTGTCTTGGCTTATCTGGAAGACCCTGACGCTCCGGAAGGGACGGCGTTTGTAAGGTATCTGGCGGTGCGGTGCTTCGTCGGTGACACAATCAAATGGAGTGAGATGATATGATTTGATACAACGTTGGAAGAACCCTGTCGGCGATAGAATACCGATGGGGTTTCTTTTTGCCCGTAACTTTATTATGATTACATTTGTTCGAGGTAGATCTTTTGTTCATAGGCAGGGCGGGCGGGAATGAAAAAAGGATATCCTCACGGACACCCTTTCCCCTTGGTTGAAAATTACCTAAAACCTTATGAATTACTATTCTTTCGCAAATATAATTATTAAATAGCAAACAGCAATGGGTAAGGGGTATTACTGGATAGAGCCTGTGGATCGGACGTTAAACGATTTCCAGTTTTATAAAGCACATATCGTGGGTGATCCTGAATATGACGAGAAGCATCATCGTGTTATATTAAGGATGGATAAGTACTTCCCTGTAGGGAGTATCTTCCATGTCTTGAAAGACTCGGAGATGTTCGTTATAGAGAGGAAATTCAAGACATGGGGGAATAAGTATGTCATTAAGCCTTGCGAGGGTGAATGGGAATGGGGGTCTGTCCAGAAGCTGAGAGACAAGACTATTATATTCCGTAGCGGATTCCTGCATGGGGACGGTAGCTTCTAACACTACCCGTATCTCCCCCCCCCCTATATTTCTTGGTGTGTATGTATATAGCTATATTTGAGCAAAAATAATTATGATATGGAAGATTTTCAAGGTAAATATAATGGCAAGCAGATAGAGCAGCTTTTGGATAAGGCTAATGATATTGATCTTTCCAAATACGCTCTTAAGACGGATAACGCCCCTACCGCCACAAAATTACAGGCAGCTAGGACCATAGCGCTGTCCGGTGCCGTGACCGGTAGCGTATCCTCCGACTTCGGGAGTAATATTACTATCTCCACGACATTGGCGAACTTTGACGCCTCTAAGATCACGTCCGGTACTATCGATATAGATAGGTTGCCTAAGGCGGCCTTAGAGAGAATGGTCGTGGTGGCTGACGATACGGCAAGGTTTAAGCTTACTACAGCCACGGCTCAGGTTGGGGACACGGTTAAGGTGACGGCCACGAATAAGATGTATCTGGTCAAGGATGATAGTAAGTTGAATACTGAGGCCGGTTACGAGCCTTATACGGCAAGTTCGGCGTCATCTGTGCCATGGTCTGGAGTGACCGGCAAACCTAGCACCTTCGCTCCACCTACGGCGGCGGCCTCCACCTTAGGTGGCGTAAAGGTAGGATACACGACTTCTGGCAAGAACTATAAGTTACAGGTTGACGCTTCTGGTAACGCTTTTGTTAATGTCCCATGGACAGATAATAATACGACCTATAATCAGGCCACGGCTGATACTTTAGGATTGGTTAAGATCGGTTATTCCTCTAGTGGGAAGAACTACGCCGTATCCTTGGACTCTAATGGGAAGATGTATGTGAATGTCCCTTGGACTGATAATAACACGACTTATGCTCAAGCCACGAGCGATAATCTAGGTCTTGTTAAGATTGGATACTCTGCCAATGGCAAGAACTATCCCGTTGCTCTTGACGGTAGTGGCAAGATGTACGTGAACGTCCCGTGGACGGATACCAACACCACATATTCCAATATGGGGGCGGCAACCTCCTCTACTGCGGGAAAGGCCGGTTTGGTTCCCGCCCCAGCCGCAGGTAAACAAGCCTCTTTTTTACGTGGTGATGGCACGTGGGTTGTCCCTACTAATACCACATACGCCAAGGCCAATACATCGACCCTTGGGCTGGTAATGATTGGATATGCGGAGAATGGCAAGAATTATCCGGTAGAACTGGACGGTAGCGGAAAGATGTATGTCAATGTGCCTTGGACAGACACTAATACGACGTATGGTGTTGTAGGAGCTAACGGGTCTACAGGTCTGGTAAAGAACGGGAGTACGGTAACCAGCGCTTCTGGCTATACCGCCTGTCCTATTGTCAGTGGTGTCCCTTATTATAAAGACACTAATACCACTTACGCCAATATGAAGGCAGCTACGGCTTCAGCGGCTGGTGCTGCGGGATTGGTCCCGGCTCCCGCAGCGGGGAAACAGACGTCTTTTCTTCGTGGCGATGGAACATGGGTCGTGCCTACCAATACCACGTACGGGTTGGCCTCCACTTCCGCCAACGGCTTATTGAGACAGCTTAATGGTAGCACCTCTAATTTTATGCGTGGAGATGGTACATGGGCTACCCCTCCTAACACGACATATGTCGTGGCCAACGAATCCACTAATGGATTGATGGCGGCCGCCGATAAGAAGACCATGAACAGGCTTATAGGAGTTAATACGGTCACGACATTAGCCAGCTTACCTATCTCTAAAAGAAGCATCACGGCCACGCTATCAGCGGCTACCACCCTATCCGTGGCGTCAGGTATGCAGATAGGAGAGGAGCTGATGATCAGGTGTGTCCCGTCTGCGGTCTTTACTCAAGCCATACCAAATTCAGGAGCTTATGTAAGCATGAGTGGTACTTCTATAACCACTACGGCTAACAAGCCTTTCGAGATAAATATCTGGTGTTACGCTTCAGGCAAGTATAGCATCGCTGTTAAAGAACAAGATTAAAGAATAGATTATGGCATATACATATATAAACAGGGAAATATATCCCAATATGTTGGTTTTAGACGAACCTCTTGATGATAATTACGCTAAGGGTAATAGTTATGATGATTATATTAATGGCAATCCGATTCCATGGATAGAGCTGGGACAAGAACAACTTTCGCTCAAGGAAGCTAATCCTAAAGCCACGGTTAAGGAGATCATTGAGGCTAGATTAGATGAGTCAAGGGTTCTTAACGAGGAGAAATCGGCTAAATATGAGGAGCTGAGATCTTATGAGACTGAAAATCTCCATGAGTTTTTCTTGGATGATCAAGATATTTATATTCCTGAATATGACAGACGTAGCGCTTTGGCTGATGGGGCTATAGTCGGTAAGATAACGATTATGGGTCTGGAGTTCGATATGACGGAAGGCAAGATCTTGATCGGGATGATGGATAAGTACGATAACGATCTGACAACGGCGTTAGGGGACAAGCAAAAGCAGATCAGTATAGCCACTACCGTAGAACAGGTGAGAGCTGTCGATGTTCAGTCCGGCTATCCTGATAAGGTAAGTGTTACCACGGCGTACATCCAGCAACAGGCGAAGGAGAAGGATGCTCTCGATCCTCAAAAAGTAGCTGTCGAGTTTTCTAGGATGTTGGTTAATGACAAATCTTTACCCTTATCATCCAACGAGAAATTGGATGTTAAGGTCCTATTTCCTATATGGGGACAAGAAGGAGCGGAGTTCGGGCTATCCGTGGATACCGGATTTTGTCTTAGGGTAGTTAAGGAGGATACGGATATCCTTTACGAGGTTATCCAGCCTCATACGTTATCGTCAGAATGGGAGCCTGGACTCAGTACGGCCTCCTTATATAAGGTTGTTGACAAGGAGCATGCCGGGACTATAGGTGATCCTATCCCTTATTTCCCTCCTATGGAGATATTTAAGGATAAATATTACATTCAGAACGCTGACGTGTATAAATGCACAAGGGATAGTGGAACTCCTCTTAGTCATAATCTAAAGGACTTGATCGGGTTGTATGTTGAGGTTGTACAGGGCTAGTCGTATCTACCCCCCCCCGTATTTGGAGTGTAATTAGATACAGGTTATTTTTGGCATAATAAAAAGACATTTTTTAAGTTATTTGAATATGGCATCACAAAAATTTGGTTTCGTAACCGTCGACCCGGTATCAGGATCAGGAGATCAGGCGGTTAATTTCTCCGGTGAGAAACACACCGGTCGTCTTCAACGCACTATCAACCTTACGGTCACCACGAACGGCGGGGCTAAGAAGGCGTTGGTAGTTAATCAGGCAGCGGCTGCTGAGGTAGTAAGATCAGGCAGCCCTAACGCTTCCGTACAAAAGACAGGTGGTAATGTTACCATCACCGGTAAGTCTAACAGTACTAAGCTTACGTTCGCGGTCACGCCGGCTAAGGAGAACGGGCTTACGTTACAACTCCCTGCTAACTACACGGCGGCTGGAAAGACTACGGCTAACGGAGCGGTTATCGCCGACGATCCCGGAGCCGCTGGCGAGTTCGGTTGGAGCATCACGATCTCGAACATACCGGCCAACGTCGCGCTCGAGGAACTGACAGCTACATTGAAGGTAACTGCCGCTGGTGGCCAGAGAGCCAACGTGACGGTAACGCAAGCCGCTGGAGACTCTACTATCGAGCTTGACAAGGAGACTATTAACTTGGATGTAAATGGTACTCAACAGACGGTTAACGTAACATCTAACGACAGCTGGACTTGGGCGCAAGCAGCCGCCAGAACCGTATTGAGAATGATGGGACGATAATCAGTTTCTTTTCGTTTACTCAGACCCCGATCGACTTAAGCCGGTTGGGGTTTATCTATTTTACTATCTTTGCAATAGAACGAAAAAACGATATATATATGGCTAATGATTTGAATATTAATTGGAAGGACGGGGTAGGCGAGGTAACGGACCAGCCTCTGACCGTCAGCCCGGGGTCCGGGGCCGGAAGCGCCCCTGTTTCCTTTGGCTCGGTGATGAACAACGGTCTTGATCGGACTCTTGAGCTGGAGATAACAACTCCAAAAGGTGTTAAGAAGACGCTCACGGTGAATCAGGAGGGATGCCGGCAGGCTTATATTACGAGCGACGGCAAACGGTGGCTGACTAGCGACAATCGGGTATATGGGGTTTTGAAAAGCGATGCTCCATGCGAATGCACGGGTGATTGCCCTTGATATTTTGTTTTTACGAATTTTGTAATTACATTTGTGGCGCATGTCCATCACCATGCTTTTCGTCGCTAATTTATTATAAGGGATACCGGTCTGTGATGGGATCGGCATCCCTCTGTTTTTTAATATGGAGAAGATAGATGTTTTCGATGTTCAGATTCCTGATGGGAGACAAATCCGTTGTATATCGTATAATAAGGTTACTTATTTTGATCTTGACGATATATGTAAGTTATGTTTTGACTCATACGACCTACACGATGTGGCTGACACTAAAGTTATGAGCGAGTTCCTGCATCGTGAGGGTGGACGCTACTGGGTTACGGTAGATGGCGTGAGGCAGCTATATCGAAGGATTGAGTGCAAGATGTGTTTTGAGGTTATAGAAAAATTAAAAAAAATCATGAGAGAGCAGGAATTTGATTTCGTGGTATATCCGTTGAAGTTGATTATCACGGTAGGATTGGATTACGAGACGTTATGTAACCGTTTCGAGAACATGGAGCCGGATCATAAGGGAGAATGGGGTGATAAGGATGATATGGATAAGGAAGCGTCTTTCGTGAATCTGGTAAGGGATAGGGACGATGATGGTAAATTCGCCATACTTTGGAATTTTTCAAGCGACGATGATATAATGATGAGAAATATATGTCATGAGTCGTTCCATATAGCCATGAGCGTGTGTCAGTTCTGTAATATGTCGCTTGGATTTAAGGTCGGGGAGGATGAACATGCGGCGTATATAGCCGGCTTCGCTGGTGATTGTGTTAGCGAGTTCATCAATAGTAAGAATACGGATTAAGCCATAAATTATATAAGGAACACAAGAATATCAGCCTCCGCTTATTTGTGGGGGCTTTTTGTTTATCTTTGTCAAAAACATGAAGTTATGTCGAGTTGCGTAATTAAAAGGAATAAGGAAGGTAAGATAACCCGTGTCTTGACCCCTTCCGGCGAGGGATCCACCTTGTTCGATAAGATAGCGGGTATAGCCGCCGTAAGTGACCTTAATAAGGCCGCTGAGGCTTATATGACTATTTATAACGATAAGTTCAGGTCTAAGTTCGGAGACTGGACGAGATCCGTGCCAAGAAATAAGGAGGCCGCCAGATCCATAAGCGCCAGACTTAGCGCCAGCGAGTGGGGGCAACTTATGTCAGCCAAGGTCTTGTCCGCCATAAGCGATATGGATGCCCCGGCGTTGGCCAGAAGCCTTGGGAATAGCGACAATGTCGTGGCTTATCTTACCTCCGGAGAGGTAGGTGATGTCAATGATATGGCTGTGGTAGATACGTCCACGGTACAGGAGGTGGATCTGGATTCCATAAACGAGGATAATATTGGCGATACGATACTGAAAGAGGCGTCATGGGATGATATAAGGGCTATCAGGGAGAATATAGATATTAAGGAGACAGCCCGTATGTTATGGAAGGTCGTGGAAAGCGCTTTTACCGGGCAACGGCCTAATATCAGGGTGAAGGGTGGAAATATAGATGGTGAGATCATATTTTCTGGTAATGTCTTGCCTTTAAATGATATCGAGAATTATACGCCTCCATCTTCAAGATTGGTGTATGATTCCGGTGAGCCTCGCCTGTTCTTTAGATCGGATGATGGCAAGATACATGACTCTTACGCCAACGCCATAAAAGGATCGTCCGGTGGGCGGGTCGAGGCCGGGTTCTTGGCCGGCAGTGTCGAGGAGAGCGACATCCCTACCGGAGCGACGGACATCTCCTTTGGCTCTTCTTCCATAACTCTCAATAATAAGGAGTCATTTATCCCTGTCCTTAGCATCAGCTCCGATTCTGATATAAGCACCCGTGGGGGCTTTGTTAATTACCTTATCAAGAAAGGTATGTTGAGTGGGGAACGTATAAGGCTAGGGGATAGATATTATCTTACTGGGGCCGGCAACTCCGATGGTCTTAAGATCTATAACGCTATGGATGCCTTATCCAGCCTTAGGAATAGATTTGGAAGTCAGTCCTCTGAGATGAACGTATTGGGTTCTATAGATTTTGATACGGAGGTAAGTAATGATCTTGATCTTATCACGACATCCGGGGAGAAGGTCACGGTAAGCAGGTCTGAGATTAAAGGCATGTTAAGGCAAGGTAAGTTTGAGGAACTTAATAACAAGTATGATGGGTTCATGGAACTAGCCTTGTCGTTGATGATGGAGGATAACGCCTTGTACGGAAGTAATGTCCGTGGCGTTATTGAGAACGAGAAGGCGGAGGATCTCCAGAATAGGACTGATATCACCAACATCTTATCCACGTTAGGTATCCGTGTGATGGGTATGTCCGAATATATGGACAAGTATAAGATGCGTAATGGTATTGAGCCTTCGGCTAGGGCCTTATCTGACATGGCCAATGGGGTTATCGCCTTGGCTGAGGGGGCTACGGTAGAGGATCTTAATGAGGAGGTGGCTCACTTCTTGATCGATACTTATCGTAATCAGCAGGAGATTGATGAGGTCTTTGACTCTGTTGTCGGAACGCCATTATGGAATCAATTCGCCGGTCGTTACTATGAGGTGTATGGGAAGGAATACCAAGGAGAGGAGCTGGATCGGATGGTGAAGCGGGAGATCCTAGGCAAAACGTTGTCCCAACGGTTCGTTCCGGGCATGGAACAGGCGGTGGAGGATCTGACCTCGTCCGAGGACGCCCAGCTCTCCTTGTTTGGCAGGATGGTACGAGCTATACGTAATTTCTTCTCCAGCCAAAGATCGGATTTAAATAAGGTACTTGACAGGATAAAGGAGTCGGCGTTAGCTGATGATCCAAGCGCCTTTGACGTGCTTCTGCTAAAGGATAGCGATCATCTCATGTACTCGTTATCGGACGTTGACGTGGCTAATAAGTTGATCAAGAACGGTAGGTCATTGGAAAGGCTATACACCAGATTGCAGAGGATGAGATCAAGCCAAAGCCAGAGGATCGGTGAGAGTATCTCCCTTCTTCGTGATATAGGAGAGAAGGTGAGACAAGTCGGGGGTGAGCTTAATAAAAACAACAACCTGTTATCCACCAAGAGTGTCATAGCGACCGCCAAGGCTGAGGTGGAGTATTTGGTTACGGTTGCCAGTAGCTTGCGTAAGAGCGACAAGGGATTGGATTATGAGACGATACAGGTTATCGATAACGTATATGGGGAGATAGTACCGTTAATTAGGAATCTTCGTGGATTCGTCAATAATCAGGCGGCGGATTATTATGGCAACAACAAGGTTGGCATGGTAGAGGATATGGATGATATATTGCGGATGGCTGAGACATCTATGTCTGATATAAACGCCCTCCGTAGTGATCGTAACGAGGATTGGCTGGATGGACAGCTTCGGATGTTTAATATCCCGGAAAGGTATTGGGATGGGATAAAGAAGTTGGTGAATAACATCCATAAGGATATCAATGTCATGTCCCGGTTCTTTGGCACACTGGAGCATAGTGGTAACGCTATCTTAGGCATGTTAGGGCAACGTCTTGCCAAGGCTTATAACGATGCTCATGTTGAGGGCGTGGCTAATATCAATAAGATGACCAAGATGATGAAAGAGCGTGGATGGGGGATAAAGGATAATGAGGATCTTATACAGAAGATAAACGGTAAGAACTCTGATTACCTTGACTCGTCCCGTGATTTCGCCAAATACGATTTACTGTATCGAACAGAGCAGGCGAAAGCTATTATTGATATATATGATCTTAAGAATGTTATGGGTAAGACCGAGAAGCAACTTATCGACATGCTTTTATCTGATAAGGGGCTTAAGGTCAAGACTCGTGATGATATCGTAGGGTATGATGGTGATAAACCTATTACAAAGGAAGTATATCATATATTCAAGCCAAGTATCCAGAATTTTGATATCTCGGCCATGACATTCGAGGATCAGCAACGATATCTCGATGCGATAAATAGGTGGTTGGATGAGAATCGTGAGAAGCCTATGGTGCAGGCTTATTACGATAAGATCGAGAAAGTCAATAAGAAGGTCGAGGAGAGGTTAGGGCGTAGGGTATCACAAGCCACGTCCGATTTTATGACCCGTATCCGTAGAAGCCGGTATGTTGCTATGGATAAGTTCATTAAGAACAAGAAGGTTGATTGGGCCGCTTTCCAATCTGACCCTATAGCTTGGAGATCTTATCTGGATATCCTTCGTGACAGGGCTATAGCCAAGAGCGAGTGGTATTCCGACGGGACACCAAAGGAGGCGGGGTCCGAGGCGTTGATGATGTCAGAGGAGATCAAGGCATGGGATGAGGCATGGGCCGAGGAGTTCGGGAATACCAACGAGGGTCGTAAGGCTTCCGCGGAATTCAAGGAGATACTTCGCGGGATAGAGCGGTCAGAGGGCGGTAAGGCGGCGTTCGAGTTCCTGCTGGCTGGCGGTCATCTTGGTTTCTCTAAGGATATGTGGGGATCCGAGGAGGGTGATTATTACGAGAATCTGGTTGATAAGATCACGGAGCAATCTGTATCATCATCAAGGATAGATAAGGTAGAGGAGGCGATGGCAACAATAAATGAGATCAACGATCAGTTAAGACCTTTGCTTATTCAGTACCGGGACAGTACCAGATATGGCGAGTATGATTTCGATCGTCTTCGTGGGTCATCGTCATTAAGGAAGATAAACGAGCTATACGACCGTCTGGCCGAGGCCAAGAGCGTTATTAACGCCGCCGCTTTCGCTGAGGATATTGAGATGAATATGCCCGATACGGTGGAGAGTGGCGTTACAGATTCCTACCGTAATGCGTTAAGGGATGCCGTGACATACGACAAGGGTATGGATGAGATTAAGTTCGCCAAGGAGCATATGTCCGCCCGCTCCCGGAGTCAGGTGGATAGGATGGCCGCCAAGTTGTCTCGGAAGAACCCGTCATGGACGACCATGGAGGTGGTATTCTTGAGAAGGAAATACGGGCCTGATTTCAATAATAAGCTGGCTAACGATATAGCTATGGGTAAGACCAATGAGATCCTTGTCGAGTACGCCAGAACCCGACTATATCCTTATATGAGAAAATACTCTCCCAAAGGGTATTCTGATTTCGTTAGGAAGATAAATAACGGTACGTATAAGGTATCCGAGTTCTTTGACGCCATGGAAAATGGCATATCCAAGGAAGAGAGTGTATCCCGTTTCGGGTTCGATATTAACATGATCGACCTGACGATCAACAACCAGTGGCTTGATGAGGCCGATGCCGAGAGTTCTTTCCGTAATCCTAATTATAATCCTGATCTGGGTTATGGGTATCATACGCCTAGGTTCGATAAGTACAAGAACGAGGCTTTTTTCAAGAAATACGGTATTACCAACGAAGGGGAGGAAGCTACGATCAATAAGGATAAGTGGGAGATGAGGAAGGAATTGCTTAACATAAGCCGTAAGGCTATGGAGGACTATGATGAGCGGTTCAGGAATATCTACCAGATACCACAAATATCCAAGGGCGGCGTGGAGAGGATGGTGCAGGCCGGGGTTGACCCGAAGGCGGCCATCGGCAACGCCGTACGTGATATCGTTGGCGAGAGGGTGGATGACCCTATACATGGTCAGGGGCAAGACCTAGGAGGGATTGATGAGAACGATAACAAATATCGTATGATCCCCAAATACTATCTTAGTAAGTTGGAGAACGCCAACGACGTGTCCCATGACTTCGCCTACTCCTATTCCATGTTATCCTTGCAGGCTACCGCTTACAAGTATAAGAGGGCGGCCTTGGATGATGTCATGGGATACAGGAACATGATGCTTGAGACACAATATGACGGAGGCAAGAACCCGGAGGCCACTCACGCCTATAGGATGTTTCAGGACTGGGTCAACGCCAGCATCTATGACGTCAGGATAAACAATAAGCGGGCGGAATGGAATATAGGTAATTATAAGGTCGATCTTAATAAGCTGGCTCTTATGTTTACCAAGTTCGTGTCCAAATCCAACCTAGGCTTCTCCCCATTCGTAGCGGCTACCGGCGCCCTTACCGGGCAGGCCAACTTCCTTTTGGAAGGCATGGTAGGGCAGTATATAAGCAAGGACTCCATGAAATACGCCTATGGAGAAGCCCAAAAGCAGTTAAGTACGTACGTGTCGGAGATCGGGGACATAAACCGTACCAACAAGCTATATGTCGTTGGAGAGGCCCTAGGCGTGTTCAATGTCCGCAACCGTGTACGATCGGCGGCGTATAACAAGATCTGGAGAACTTTATTCCGGGACCTGCCGTTTAAGATGATGGAGGTTCTTAACTCTCCGATGGATCCGCAGGTTATTATCTCTGTCATGGATGATACCCGCCTATATGAGGGTCAGTTCTGGTCATACTCCAATTTCAAGGAGATGATGATGAAAGACAGAAATATGTCCGCCAACGAGGCTAAACGTGATTGGGAACGTTTAAGGGATTATTCTATGTGGAACATGGTAGATGTCAAGGACGGAAAGATCGTGGCTAAGAACGAGGCTAACAAGGATATTATAGACAGATACATACCTACCTTGTCCAGTAGGGTCAGGAGCATGGTGCAGATCTGCGACGGCGCCTTGAACGAGCAGAACCGGGTGGGGGCTAGCCGGAACGCTATCCTTAACATGGTTCTGCCTCATCGTGGATGGTTTATATTGGCCGTGCAGCGGGCGTATAAGAAAGCTGGGTTCAATTTCCAGACCAACCAGTTCGAGGAAGGATATATGAGAACATTATGGAGATTGGCCGGAAATGTCTATGGATCGATGTCCGAGGGCAGGATGGGGGAGGCATATGACGTGCTTAAGGAAGAGTATGATAAGCTTACCCCCTACGAGCAGATCAATATCAAGAGATCGATTATCAATATGGCGGTATTCGCTACCATGATAGCCATAGGACGGGCTTTGATGGGATATAGGGAGGATAATGAGGATAGCTGGTTCGGGCAGTTCATTACCTATATAGGGTTTAGGACGATCAATGAGATCGCTTCCCAGACATCCCCGTTCATGGAGCTTAACGCTATAGACATGTTACAAGACCCGCTGGTTACCGCCCGAAAGTTAGGCGATCTCACCGATCCTCGAAACTGGGATCCGTTCGCTACCGTCCAGACCGGCGTATACAAGGGCGAGAGTAAGTTGTGGAGACAGCTCATGAAATTCTCGTTCGGTAAGCAATGGTATAATATCAAGACGGCTAGGGATATTAAGCAGACATCCGACTACTGGCTGATGACCAACGGCATGACGATGGGATTCTTCCTGGGTGGTAGGAATAAGGACGAGTCTGGGGAGGACGCTAATTGGTACTTTGATAGAGGAAGATAGCCGATATAGTATGACAATAAAAAAAATAGCCAGTCAATTGTTTAAGACAATTTGATTGGCTATTTTTGCATTCCCATGTTATTAAAATTATTTATTTTATTTATCAGACTCAATCTTATATTATAAAATATTCAATCTAATAGGATTAAACACAAATCCACTATCGATTATCTTTCTTATGAAAGAATCACCGATTACTTTTCTTGCTATTCCAATAGCTCCATTGATATCAGCGTTAAGCAGCTTACCAATAGAACTTTGAAACAACCCTCGCTTCTTTCTTTTCCCTAAATAGGAATCCTGTTTCTTGAGAGCCTCAAAAGCCAAATGATCTATTTTTGACGTGTAGGATTCTTCATGAACAATGGCATTAATCCCCAAGAGTTTTGCCTTGTAAATTATCTTGTCAATCAACTTGGAATGAGGAATAGAAACAAAATGTTGGTTATTTCGTTTACCAATATTGATTTCATTTTTCCATTTCTTGTTCAATCCGATGATGATTGTTCCTATATTATTTAATTTACAGAAGTTCACAATATACTTACTGATCTTATGAATCTTATCATCAATCCAACAATTACGATATAAAGCAATTTTTCTTATTCTCATTGAAGTTCCATTATCGCCAATATATGACATAAATCTAGCTTTCTTCTTATTATACCACCGATTCAATGATTTCATAACCCTGCCGTTTATAATGAAAGGCTTGACGCCTACATTACTGATACATGAACATAAATTATTCAATCCTAAATCGATCGAAAGGAAATTATCCTTATTAAGGTTCAGATCAGTTTCCTTTCTTTCATAAATTACTTCTACCACATAACATGTAGCCTGAGGTACTATCCTTACTTGTTTTAATTCATCCTTCTTTACATTAGTTTTTATCGGTTCAATAACATTCTTAACAAAATGAATATAACCATCATCCTTTATCCTGCAATCACAGTTGGTGAAAACAACCATGTTTTGTTTATTTCCTCGTTTGTACGAAGGAATGTTAGGTCTATTATTCCCGTATTTAGAAGGGTTCTTTTCAAAATCCTTCTTTAGTCTCACCCATGATTTTATGTTTTTAAAAACCTGCTTAATCACTTGCTGTGATACATGGTTGGGTAAATTCCTGAAATCAAATTGGTTCTCTTTACATAGTTTGGTCGATAGCTCAAACTCCTTCAAATAATTACCCGAAAAGACCCCTTGACGAATGTTGTAAAGAACATAGTTGTACAACAAACCGGATTTGAGGCAGATATCCTCAAACCGGTTGTCTTTTACTATATGTCTCTCAACTAATCTCATTTGAATGATTTATGACATAAATATAATCATTTTTGATAAGATGAATAAAATATCGCACTATCCATCCCGGACGGATGGGAATAAACATTCTATTCATGAATGCAAATGTAGATCTTTTTCATGATTCCACGAAGAATAGTAGTGGAATTTTGACGTCCGAATCCAACGAAATGGATTTAAACATATTAATACCGGTAGTAGATAATAACAACCACAAGGTTGTAGACGCAAGATTCCTTCATGCGTTTCTTCAAGTAAGGAGGGATTTTACGTCATGGATAAAAGATCGTATATCTAAATATGATTTTATTGAAAATCAAGACTTTGTGTTGATAAAATATGATTATTTAGGTAACTTACTGAATGACAGACTCCCCGAAACGGGGGAGTCTGATACACAGATAGTTGCTAAAACGGATTATCTGCTATTAATAGATATGGCTAAAGAGCTATGCATGGTAGAAAATAATGATAAAGGAAAGATAGCCAGAAGGTATTTTATAGAGAAAGAAAAAGAACTGAGAGCCTTAAAAGAGTTAGAGGATAATCGAAAGCATTGTTTGCGCATCCCCGACTTTTCTGATCCGGCTAAAGCCGCAAGAGCATGGGCTGATGAGTATGAGGCCAAGGTGAAGGCCGAGAAGGAAGCTATGTTGGCACTAGAAGCCAAGAACAAGGTCGAGGAGGAAAAGAAGATTGTCCAAGCCGAATTAAATACGGCTATAGATACGATAAAGGAGAATGAACCGGTAATTGATATGTTTAAAAGGTCTATTCCAAGAGAAGGTGTTCTTATCCGTGAATCATCAAAATATTTTGAGCAGTTCGGATATTATATCGGGATAAAGAATATGTATCCGTTATTACAGGAATTAAAATATGTTTTTAGGAACGAGAGAGGTAGGATAGAAGCGTATCAATCCGCCCGTAATTCCGGATTGGTTATATATGGATCTGATCCCGGTGATGAATATTGGGAAGCTAAGGCCGTGACTGTTATGATAACATTAAAGGGATTTGTTAAACTGGAAGAATTGTCAAGAAAGAAAAGGAGCGTTTTTGAGAAATATGGTCGGTTCACGATATGATGCCCCTCACTGCAATCATTCTGATAAAGGCAAGGCTATTAGAGCGCTTACTGGTGATAATAGGTTCACTAAAGATATTTATTATAAAGTTTTTACCCAAAATGGTAAAAACCTTACTGAGGGAAGATCAACAATTGTATGTATGATAACTGAGTTTTGCATGGAATGTTTGATAACAAGGAAAGAAAGATGAGTATAAATAAATAGTTATACTATTGATGCTTAATGTAATCCAAAAATGGATTTACATAATAATAGAAGGATAGGAGATCATCACCCTATCCTTCTTATTTTCGTTATCGGTTATTATATTTATACACAAAATCATCCACATCCATATACTCGCACCCGAAGTTCTCCGCCGTCTTCTTATCGGAGTCGGAGAGCTGTCCTTCTTTCCCGGAAGCGTCCCCGATCATCAATATAGTATCCTTATAATAAATACTCCTCTATTTTCTTGGCCATGTCAATAAGCATTTCGCATTTAAGGTCGTTAAACTCCTTGCAAAACCTCATGTCTTCCTCATGCTTTTCCTCAGGTGATCTATTGTCGTTTATACTATAACATGGCGATGAATATACTGGGATAGGTTTCATGGCCTCTATAGCCAATTTAATAGCCTTTTCTTTGATATCGCTCATACCATTTTCTTTTTGCTCCCAGATCATGCCGCTATGAAGGCAATTAGGATCATTAGCATGATCTATTGAACAAATCCCTTTGTCGTAAAAACAACATCCCGTACAACTCTCTTCTTCTATCTCAGGGATAGCTATGTATTCTTTCCCTTTATATATTTTAACTTCTCCTCTTCTTATCTTATTCATCTTATCAGATTTTTGTATCCTACTTTCTTCATCTGCTCTTCGGTAGCTTTCTCCTTCGGAAACTTCCCGTGCCATTTACCGGGTACCACGACATCACGTCCGTCCTGGGAGGTAGTAAGCCTGCCGCATTCGCTGCACAGCCCCATACCCTTGTACGGCTGTAGTTCCTTGGCATACTCGAATTTGTCCACCATATACTCGTTTGTCAACATCCAGTAACTAGACGTGGCGGTATTATCGACACAACCGCATTTAGCGCATACAAATAAGCTCATATTTTAGTATCGTTAAATGTCGTTATCCTTATCGTCGTCAACCCTCTCTACCTTGATCGTTCCCATATCACCTGAAGGCAACGTGATATCACTATACACGTTATTCCAGTTCTCGTCAATGGCCAACTGATGTAATATCGACCTATATATTTGGTAGGTGTTGCCGATAAGTCTCTTCCTGTTTATCTTATCCTTACTGCCTCCATCGTACCCTATATGCTCAAAATCCGCAAGATCTGGGAACAACCTTCTTCTTATCGCTCGTGAGTTATTGACTATAAAGCTTCTTATCCCCAGCGATTCCGTCCTATCCATATCATTTATCAACGTACTTGTCGTATGTTGTAGATTCATGTCACCCACCGCAAATCTACTGATGTCTTCCACGCATTGTGAGATCAACATCAGTTGCTCCCTTGTTAGGGTTATTTTGTAAAGTTGCTTGTCATTTATAACCATCTATTTGTTCTTTATATTAATTACCTCCATTTTATACTTCTCTGGGTACTCTAGGCATGTGCATACTACTAACTCCGGAAGATATGTCATCGAGCTTAGATCTATGTCCATTTCCTTGGATTTGTTGTAAGCCGATTTGTATTTCCTTACCATCAAATCTTTTAACTGATTTACCTTCTTCTCATATGTCCCCATGTCTCATTCGGTTTTCCATCCCTGTTTCCTTAATAAATCCACCATCATCCCTTTTATCTTAGGGCTAATGGCTTCGGTAAGTATATCCGCGGCCAAGTTAATAGAAAAGCTTGTCATTCTAGATTCTCCTATATACTTCTCGCTGGTAACTTCTTTCACATAATCGTGAATATCCTTAATCATCTCATTTTGAGATCTTAGAGGATCCAGTATCTTATCGAGTTTATCATTCATCTTTTTTCTCAAATACACCTGACAATAACCAGACAATCACTATCAGAAAGAAACACAACCCAAGCGCCTCATCCGGGTAATCATGCATAGCCTCTAAAATTCCCCTCATAACTTAACATCCATTTTGTTGATTATCTTATAAAATATATCCCTAGTCAGCTCAATATCATAAGTAGCGTCATGGAGTTTATTCTCATCAATCTCAATACCCATGGTCTTAGCCACGGTCATCAACTTAAAGTTCTCCATATCGTTTCTTACACCCATCAGGAACGGTGTCACCATAACATATACATCCATACAGTTAGGATAGAACCATGATCCGAAATACTTATCCCCACATTGCTGGAATAAAGCCCGTAGGAAGCTGTTATCGAATCCAGCGTTGTTATACCCCACTAAATACATTTTATCCCTCTTGTCGAACTTATCCACGTATTTGGATAATATACTAACGAGCTGTCTGTATCCATCTTCCATAGGCTGATACGACTGCACCTGATCCAAGGTAACGCCGGCCACGTCCAGCGCCTCTTGCTCTATCGTGGCGGCAGGGTTCGGGGCGAGGCGGATGTCGAACCTCTCAGCCTCCTGCCCGTCGATATCCACGATCCCTCCTATTTGGTGTATCCCGTTTCTCCAGAACTTAACCCCGGTTGTCTCTAAATCGAAAAATAGTAATTTGCTCACGTTGTTAAAATTATTCGTTTTTTAATGCTTATATCCCTAATATTTCTGCTACATAAACAAATCCGTAGCATATACAATCATTATGTTTCTCATGCCATACGACGGCGCACGGGAAATATAACGGCATGTCCTCAGCCATAGGATCCTCTTTGAAGTCATCAATGTTTATCTTCTCCCTCCACCTCCACAGGTCTTGGATATCGTTCAAGATCAATTTGTTCATAACAATCTGGTTTTTAATGTTGATACAAAAAATACAATTTAAACAAAAATAAAAGCATGAATAATATTAAAATAATATTAATCATGTTTAAATATAAATATATCCCTTCTAGTTCTCACGGATATACGTATTCGTACTCATCTGGAGGAGATGTCTTGTAGTTGTAAATTTCATAGAAAATCATAGAAATAACTAAGATATCCTACTCCATTTTAGACGCTTCAACACAACTGGCAACCCGGTTGCTCTGCGTCCGTATAGCCGCATCAACTCCTACGGCTTGTATGTTTATCGCTGCGTTGAGATCCCTGTCGATCTCCATGCCGCAATCTTTGCAGACAAATGTTCGATCCGATAATTTCAGATCTTTATTCTTCCAACCACATCTTGAACAGGTTTTCGAGGATGGGTAAAAACGATCTATAACAATCAGTTCTTTACCATACCACCTACACTTGTATTCAAGTTGGTTACGGAACATCGAGAAAGAAGCATCATATATAGAACCGGCAAGTTTGTGATTCTGTAGCATACCGGAAGCATTTAGATTCTCAATACAGATAACATCGTAATTATTTACCAGCATCGTGGTCAAATTATGCATGTACCATGAACGCTTGTTGGCTATATCACGATGAAGTCTTGATACTTTTAGCCTGCATTTGTTTCTTCGATTACTTCCTAATTTCTTTCTTGATAAATGCCGTTGCATCCTTTTTAACTTCGCTTGGTTCTCACAAAGAAAATGGGGATTCTCAACAGCAATCCCATCAGATAATGTAGCTAATGTCTTAATCCCTAGATCAACTCCGACTGTTTTGCTAGTTTTCTGTTTGTAACACTGTTCTGTTTCTACAAGAACTGATACGAAATATTGACCAGCACGGTTCTTTGAAACGGTACAGGAGATAAAACGAGCGTTGTCTGGAACTTCACGATCAATAACAATCTTAACCCATCCGATCTTTTCGATCCGGATCTTATTGTTAGTGATTTTAAACTTCGGGAACGGCAATCTAAACGACTGGTTGTCGTGTTTATTTTTGTAATTCGGTTTACCGAGTTTTTTCTTTCCTGTTCTTGTTGAAGTATTGTCTGGAGAACTCAATAAAATCACGTTGCTTCTGCTGCAAGGTGGCTGCCGATACTTCATTTAACCAAGGTTTTTCAATAACAAGATCCGACTTTGTCGGGAATTTCGGATTAGGGTTTGTTTCTTTATCGTATGAGTTAAATGAGTCAACACAAGCATTCCATACAACACGTACGCATCCGAATGTTTTTGCAAGAAGTTCTTCCTGTGCTTTATTCGGATACATACGATATTTATATGAACGCTTTATTAGACTCATTTTCAATTCATTTTAATATATCAAATATACAAATAATTCTATGATTTTGCAATGGATTACTATCGATTTTGTAATTATTTAATCATACTTGTCTCCTCTTCTGTATACTAACGCTACCCAACAGTCGTATTTTTTGCTGTATCCTATAAGAGGGACATTAGCCATAGGCGGATTATCCTCCGTTTTGTATCTTATTCTTGTTACTTGTTTCATGTTCTCATGGATATAGATATTCGTATTCTTCCGGTGGATATGTTTCAAATTCGGTGTCGTACTTCATACAAGTGTAGTACTTGTCTTTGCTTCTGTACACTACTGTCCACGGACAGTCATATCTTTTGTTGTATCCTAAAAGAGGAACACCTTCCATAGGAGGCTTATCTTTCGTTTTGTACCTTAATTTTGTTATTTGCTTTATGCTCATATAATCTTATGTTTAAGTAATTCCATCATCATCGAAAACAATGTGTCTACAAGAAGTTTCTCGCTACTCCAATACATAGGGATCTCATCTATATCTCTATACGTTACAGACCATGCATGTTCTAGCTTATAACATTCTAATGTACAACCCTCTATCTCATATGGGAGTAAATTCAGTAACGTCCCTACATCCCAAACAGGGTTGTATATATCCGGGGTAACGGCCTCGATCAGTCCTATACGACCAGCGTCATCCTCCATAGAATGTAATTGATCCAGATACTTGTCTCTGAAACCGATGGCGGTGGAGATAGGGAGGCCGGCCTCAACCAGCACCCTCCCCTGTTCTTTTGTGGTGAATATCCTTTCTTTCATCTAACCTTTGATCTTTTTTTCTACAGTAACAATCGTATCATTATGCCATCCCCCATGAGCCACGAGAAGAATCTCCTGCTGCTCGAAGCCAAGCCCTGCCCCTATACCGCCGGAGTTCCACGCGCAGGTAATGACCACCCCGCCTTTCTTGGTGATCCTAGCTATCTCCTTCTTCTGTTTAGCCCAATAACTGGATTGTGTTGTTTGCATATTAACAGATTCTCCAAGCCTTTTATATGACTCGGACACCTGTCTAGCGGAATATGGTGGATCATATAGTACCATATCAGCTATATTATCATCAAGATGACACAAGAAGTCCGTGGCGTCTTTATGATACATAGCCTTAGTCTCAGGATCAAGATCGTTGGTTATCGTCCCTATATCGCTGTTTCTGGCGAATGGATCCACTATAACCATCCCCTCTTCTCGATATTTATCTATAAGTTCCCTTATCGGTTTTATGCTGAATGTCTCGCTGTTCGGCATTGACCATGTCTTGTTTATGATCATATCGTTGCAATTGTGTTCTCAAATTATTTGTTAAAAGTGTAATATAAATATAAATACATAAATTGAATAGGGCTATTCACCATGCCCTTATCAGTAGGATCATCGTATTTGTCAAGCCAAAGACGAAGCGCCTCCCAATCGATATCCTTACGGTCACATACCATGCAGGCTAGGTTAGCCCCGAACAGCTCCCCGTCGCCGCCCAGCGACTTGTTAAACCTCTTGGCTAGTCTTTCCTTGAATCCCTTGCTATACCATATCCCGGAGGTAGCGGCATAGCAATAATAAGCGTTGTACTTCATTTTCACGCCCATCTTCTCAAACAATGGTGTATGCCATATCCGATCTAAAAAGAACACTATTCCACGATATATGAAGGTTCGGAGATTTTTCCTATATTCTTTCCCCAAGAAATTATCCACACAAGATATAGTCCCACCTGAATAATACCAGTTATTGGCACCTCTCTTGACCTTATCCGTCATCTTGAACTTATTTTTCCTATCCTCTACTCTATCCCAAGGCTTTAATTTATCCTCGTTAAATGTCGGGCAATAATGATAGTAATGATTGATCCACGAGAGGTAGGGGTTGTATATCGTATATCCATTGTCGCTGACATATGAGTTCATATCATACCCAAGTTTTTTGGCTAGAATAGATCCTTCATCAGCTAATACCTTCAATATCGGATTCAAGTTCCATATCTGGTCTTGACTGACGAACATCGAGTAGCATGGATCCTCATCCTCCCCATACCATCCTCCCATACCGCTCACTATTTTATCCAAATCAAGTGAATAATCTTTTCCGGATGAAAAATCATCTCTAAGAAAAAAACCTCTATATGGGATCATGTCATATACACCCGGTTGATCCTCAAACATATGTTTAGCGTTCTCGGTCAATCTGATCAATGTTTGTAAGACAGAAGATATATCTATGGGTGCATATTCACACCTATAGACCTTATTATTTATCCAAAGATATTGAAGAAGCTCGGCTATATTAATAGTCCCGTCCTCCACATATCCTGTCTTGTTATCGAAGTTTATTTTGGCTAGAGGTATATTACTTCCTTGTGGTTGGTCACTTTTTTCATTACAACAATGCACGAACCTGTTAAAGAATATATCTTTCCAGCCAAAATATTTATCCCTTATCGTCATAAGCCTATTTCTTGTCGTATAACGACATGATGTTAATAAGATCAGCTTTTCTGGCCATCCCCTCAAGTTTGTTAAAGCCATCCATATTATCTCCACTGATGATGATAGTAGGGTATACCTCTATACCGTACTTGGATATCTCCTCCTCCGTGGCCTTGTTCTCCGGGATCTGGTTCAACGTAGCCTCACCCTCATACTCCTGTAACGTGTTGGCGATAATATATCGCATGTAATCGCTGTACTCAGCGTCTTTCTTCGTGAAAAAATCGATTCTTACCATCTTTAAATAGTTTTTAATTTGTTAATAATTAAATCCGCTGTAAATATAGCATTATCTATCTCATCTACACCCATCTTCCTCCCATCGAAACTGTTAGATAATAAATCCTTCACGATTTGATATCTTCTCAACTCCCAATCTATGTCTATATCAAACTTAAGATGCCTTACACGATCATAATTCAGCTCTTTATGATTCTTATCGAGGTATTTAACTGTCGAGAATGGGGTATCATCATCAATAGTGCGCTTGATCACATTAATGTATCTACCAGTCCTTTTGTCAATAGCTTTTAATTTCTCGTCTACTATTATTTCTCCTGATCCTTCCATTCTATTAACCCTTTGTTATGTTTATCGTAATATAATAACGCTATGGCGTTCCAGCAAATTTGTGCCAAATGCATCAGCCCTGTCTCCTTATCATATCTCTCGCCTTTCATGTACGCCGTCATATGGCGAAGTAAAGCCGCTCTATATCTCTCAAATCCATCAGGTATATTCTGCCATGAATTGTCGGCGTATTTCTTAGCCCCCTCCGTATATACCCTCACGATATCCTCTATCTCAGCCAAAGGAAGGAGATCCCACCGAAGCTTGCCGTCGGCCCGGTCGTCCTTGCCGCTGCCGTCTTTCCCTACAAGCGGTCCGCTTTCCACCACCGCGTCTCCTATTTTTGGCTTCCCAAAATTCATCGCCTCATCTGCCGTCTCATCATCAATAAGCCTTAACTTGATAGCCCTGCTTAACGAGACAACCATCTCCTCATTAACCCAAATAAATTTATATGTCTCATCAAATAACGGTTCTATTTTCATTATCCCCGTATTGTCGGCGGTTTCAAGTACCTCAAATACCTCACCATCATAAACAACCTTGTCGTATTTGCTAAATCCCTCTTTCATTTCAAACTCCTTTTTGTTTTATTAATAAAATTCACTAAGATCCCTGCATTCCGGTGTCTCTCCTGTAATAGAATAAAGCTCACCAGATGATAGATATACGCAATGCGAGGTCTTCCCGTCTCTCCACTCGCTTTGCTTTGTAATCCCGCAAATAGCGCAGCGTTGAATCCCCGGATCTGCTTTCATCCACGAGTGCCGCACGTTTCTCTTTCTTGTCCTGTTGGTGTCGTTAAGCTTTCTCATGATCAATCCTCCAAGACCGTTACAATCTTATCTTTCCCGATAATAACCTCATTTCCGCTTCTCACATCAAAGCATCTCCCTTCATCTGCCTCCTTGAAATAAATAGCACCATTGTACTCGAACAAACCGAAGCCGTAATCGTCTAGCTTCATTTCGTTAAGTCTCTTGAATTTATACACCTTTCTCATATCTTTTGTATTTATATTTTGTATTACTAAACACATCAAAACGATAGATAGGATTGTCGCTATTAGTCCTCCATAAAATTCGGCAGAATCATCCTTCTTATTCCCTTCTATTATCAAATAAATAGAACCGGTCATTATTATGAGGGTAAATACCAATCCTATCATAACATCTTTCTACTTTTTAAGAACTCCATCATATCCTCTGCGCTAAGCTGGAAGCCTGCCGCCGCCTTATGACCTCCTCCCCCGGGATAGGCCTTACGTGCCAGCGCCGAGACATCCAACTCCTCTTTGGTGGTATAGAACGTGCATCTGAAGAATCTCCCATTCCAGCAGAACGGCATCATCAGATCATGTTTCTTTGGATTGTATTTAGCCTCGAATGTAGCGCTGTTGAACTCCGTCGTATTCATACATATGGCCTTATACCCAAACACGTCAGCCTCGAATGAGAACATCTTCATTTCTCCTCTGTTTTTCTCGATGATATATTCTATTATGGCCTCGCCATTTCTTATCATATCAGAAACAAACTCGCCATTCGCCTTGTTTAGCACCTCCCTGACCATGTCAACGTCAAGCCCGCAATACCCTCTCATCCCATATTGGAATGAAAGAACGTCACTCCATTCGAAGCGATCATGATCCCATACATCATAAGCGCTCAATAATTTTACCACATTGGGGGTTTCGATATCATCGAAAAGATATTCCCATGTAAGTTCGCAAGCCGCCGTACCAATACGTCTTTTACCTTTGATATTATAGTCTTTCATAGCATCTATCGCTGTCTTATGATGGTCTATCCATGTGACATCTATCCCTTTGTCTTTCCATTCATCAAACAGCAAGCTTGTTCTGTCTCCAAATGACACGTCAACTACAAACACCTTATCATATTTATTCACGTCAGGTATTTCCTTGCCGTAATTGTAAGGAAGAAGATCAACGTCTTCCCCTTTGAAATACTTTTTTACTATAGCCGCTGACATTACTCCGTCAAGATCAGCCTCATGATATATACATCCTGTCATAATCTATTGTTTTTAATTAAAAAATCTATGTATTCTTTTATATCCTTATTTCTATCATTATCCCAGTCAAATGTCTCGTTTATGAATTTGAAGTACGATACTGGGATCGAATGCAACATCCATCCACAATATTTCCCGAATGTCATTACCGTAGAGCCAAGGGGATGATCCGGTCTCCCGGGTATAGGGGAGGCGGTAATGCCCTGCGCCAGCCCCCTCCTTCGGTCTTTCTTGGCGGCTTTGATATCCAGATCCGTTTTCGTTACCTTATTCCCCATCGGGATATTAGTGATTAGTTTATCGCCGATAAACATCCCCCATCCATATCCTTTGTAGTTCTCTATGCTAAGACCCCGTATATCGCCGAATCTCGAAGAGTTATCGCAGCAGTCAACCACCATCGCACTATCCTTTCCATCCTTGATTCTCACGGCTCTACCAATGGCTTGGTACCATGTAGAGAACGAGAACGTAGGTCTGCCGAATACCACACAGTCCAGTCCGGGATGATCGAATCCGGTTCCGAGGGCGGAATAGTTGAACACCACCTGCGTCCCACCTGACTTGAACCTCTCGACTATAGCCTCCCGCTGCCTCTTTGGCGTGCCTCCGTGAACTACCTCCGCCATGCCAGCGCATATCTTTGCGTTCATCCATTCGGCGGCCGTATTGCAGCTCTCAACAGAATCCATAAACACCAGTATAGATCTGCATACGTCTTTTAATACCATCAACCGACGTAAAATAAGGTTGTTTAAGCCGTTTTTTCTCACCGCCTCACTAATAGACTCGGCCGTATATTCGGAGCCGTTAGAATTAAGTTTAAGGGCATCTCCGTTGAAATCCCATGTCTCGTACTCAATAGGAGTCCAGAACCCTTGCCTTATCATCTCCTCTACCTGTATCACGTGAATCAGGTTCTTGAAATATACCGGTCTCATACGAGTGATGAAATTAAGCTGGGAATATGACACCTGCCCTATCGACATCGTTTTAAGCCTGCATGGTGTAGCGGTAAACCCTATCACCTTTTTCGGTTTCAGTTCATTCATGAATGTCATGAACTCACTGCCATCCTCAGGACTGTATCCGGCATGAGCCTCATCTATCAACACGTTCCTGATCCCCATCTCCTTAAGCTGACCAACAACCTTCTTGATAGACCCTAACGTGGCATATATCATGTTAGATAGCTCTTTCTTGCCACAGGAGGCGGAATAGATGGCAGCCGGTATCCCGTAAGATGTGATCTTGTCGTGGTTTTGTATTAGTAATTCGCGAGACGGCTGGAGAACCAGCGTCTTATCTCCCATCAATCTAGCCGCTTCTGCTATGAGGATCGATTTACCGCAATTATGATGAATAAAAAATTGATCGTCGCAATAAAGATGATCTCCATTTACTGTAAATCCATAATATTCACCTTTACCAATATGCTCTATATTGAATCCTGTTACATTAATCCTTTTTTTTGCTGATCTTGGCAAACCTTTTCTGCATATCACTTTATTTGGTACAATATCAAGATTACCAATTATTTGCATTCTATAATATGTCTCACCATTTACTATTTTTGGTTTTCCTATCTCAGCTCCAAGCCCGAGCGATTTACACAGGAATTGGACTTGTGATATCATCCTATATGACTTAGATGAATATTCATACATATTTCCTTTTGAATTATAATATGTATCAGTATCTACAAATCCGGCTAGTAATTCCAGTCTATTCTCAAATGATGACCTTAGGTATTCCGTTGGGATAAATTTATCCTTCGCTGTTTTTCCAAAAAGACCAATCTCTTTTATGATGTTTATGATCTTATTCCTTGATTTAATTTGCCCCTTACATTTTCCTGTGGTTAGAAAATATGATTTTGCTTTATTATCGCCTTTATTTTTCGTCGCCACTCTTATATGTAGATCATATTTTTTAGCAAATTCATATAGATAATCAACCACCTCTTGCCATCTTGTAGTTATCCCTATACTTGATGTTGAACATCCGTCCCCAAGATATATACCCAAAAAATATGGAGGTAATGGAAGATTGTCTTCCCCATTAAAATATATTTCCCCTGATCTTCTTAGCTTGTGATTGTTTTTAAAATTTTTGCTTGATAATATATAATCATTTACAGATATTTCATCTATACCCGCACAAGATCTAGACCATCCTTTGCCGTCTGGGGTTCTGTATAATGATAAAATATGATGCCCATTAACTACGAATGGTTTCCCTTTTATAGGTGTTATCCTATACATTTCATCAATTCCATTTACCAAATTTACGACCGTTCTTGGATGCCCATCTCCACCTATAATTATATCTCCTATATTTATATCTTGAACTTTTTTAAAAGTAGCATCAAACATTGGTATAAGAGAATCCTTAGCATGGCATCCAACGGGTCCCACCACAATTGCTGGATCGCTCCTGTCGGAGTTTATGTAATCAGAGATGCTTTTGACACACTCCTCTTGATATGGTCTTAATTTATATGTCATTTGGATCTGTAGTTATCAAAAACGTCTTTCACGTACTCTGATCTTATCGCACACTCCCGACCATCGTCCATTTTCACCATTAAAGTTTCCTTGGTCTTGCTTATGGCTATCACCTCTCCTGTTCCTATCTGGGTATGGACTATATCGCCTAGCTTTATATTACATTTGATCATGGTCAAGTTTTTTATTAAATTCCTCTATCTTACTCCTGTCTGTCTCATTCACCATCTCAGCCTCTTCCTTGAACATGTCGTACCCTTCCCGGATATTATTCCCAACCATACTCTCTATCATCTCCCTCATCTCATCGCTCCTTACGGCAAAGGATATTTGAAATGATTTACTTGTGCCTTTCATCAGATAATCAATTTCCTTCTTGCACTCCATCATCAATCGATCTAGATTATCGAATTTAATAAATTTGGAGTTTCCATTGGCTTTTCTTACTCCATCCTTGAAATCCTCCAATATCCCGTTAAATACATCCGCCATACACATCATGGAATGTAGCCATACCAACATATTGAATTTATATTCGTTGTCAGCATCATTCATCAAATCTACCAAAGACTCACTTTTTGTCAACATAATCTTCGATTCCCGGTCTACTATATCCTTTATCTCCTTCCGGTATTTCATGGCACCAACGAAATCCATTTTAGAATAACATTCATTTGATTTCTCTACCAATTTCCTAATATCCTTTCTAGACATCAGAAGATCTAATATCTGTTTTTCTTTTTCACTTTTGTCCACGTTACTAAAATTATTTATTTTATTTATTAAATTCACATTCATATCACAAAATGTTTACTCTAACCGGGTTAAACGCCAACCCACTATCGATTATCCCACTGACGTAAGAATCATCGAATACTTTCCTACCAATTCCGATAGCTCCATTGATATCAGCATTTAGCAGCTTCCCAATAGAGCTTTGAAACAATCCTCGTTTCTTTCTTTTGCCGAGATAAACATCATGCTTGCACAGTTTCTCAAAAGCCAGATGATCTACTTTGGAGGTATAGGATTCCTCATTGGTTTGAAAGTTTATTCCAACCAATTTACATTTGTAAGAAATCTTATCAATTAGCTTGGAGAACGGAATCTCAACGAACTTCTGATTTATCCTCTTTCCTAGATTTACTCCATTCTTCCATCCTCTGTTTAACCCTACTACAAGACTACCAATATTATTGTCAATACAATAATTGACAATAAACCTGCTGATCTTATGGATATGATCATCTATCCAAAAATTCCTATAATTATTTAGCTGTCTAAGTCTCCTTGAAGTTCCCTTATCTCCAATGTAAGACATCAATCTAGCTCTCTTCTTATTATACCACTGATTAAAGGACTTGATAATCTTGCCGTTTACAATGAAAGGCTTGATACCTACATTGCTTATACATGTACATAAATTATTCAATCCCAAATCAATCGAAAGAACATTATCCTTATTCAGGTTTAGATTCTGTTCCTTCTTCTCATAAATCACCTCAACCACATAACAAGTGGCTTGTGGAATTATCCTAACCTGACATAATTTGTTATCTCCTATGTTTGTTTTGATTGGTTGAATTATGTTTTTGATAAAATGGATGCAACCATCACTCTTAAGCCTGCAAGCAGAAGTCGTAAAGACTACCATATTCTGCTTCTTACCTCGCTTGTACTTCGGCAATTTAGGTTCTGAGTTGAACTTAGAAGGATTCTTTTTATATTCCTTCTTTGATCTGATCCAAGATTTTGTTACCGAAAATACTTGAGCTACGACTTGTTGGGATACTACTGATGGTAGATTCCTAAAATCAACCTGATTCTCCTTACATAATTTAGTAGAAAACTCATATTCATTTATGTAATCTCCGGAAAATATACCTTGTCTGACATTGAAAAGAACATAATTATACAACAACCCGGATTTGAGGCATATATCCTCAAATCGGTTGTCTTTTACGATATGTCTCTCAACTAATCTCATTTTTAATATCTTATGCCATAAATATAAACATAGTTTATGATACAAATAATTTATTCTATCATAACCAGTTATTTATTGACACAAATATAATTAAAGCCTAGATATTTACCGAGGCTTTTTAATAAAGTTAATCTTTTTTATTCTTTCTTTTTGACTCATCCCAATCCGATGAATACCTACATGTGTTTTGTTTGTGGATTGAGAAATCGCACCAAAAACACAAGGGCTTGGGGCGGGGTTCAAGGCAGGCCGGCTGGCGTCCCATGAGGTAGCGCTTCTCGTACTTATACCCTTGTTTGGCATCGTCCCAAACGTGAGCTTGATAGCTATCTATTTTATTTGTCTCGAAATCATACATGTCAAGGAGAATATCGTTAAGTTCCTTGACAGATCTCTCTACTTTCTCCTTATCTACCTTCACGTTCTGATTGTCCAGCATGCGGGTAAAGAAATAGCTGCACATATCCGGCAATACCTTGTACTTTCTCAGTATGTAGAAGGCGTATATCGGATGCTGGAGATTGTGAAGCAGCTTATCCTCATCGAATAACTTTCTCCCGGACTTCCAGTCTATCGTATACATAGCTATCCTGTCTTTTGTCTTATACTCCCCACGCCAGTCCACCGATCCTATGATATGTACCTTATCGTACGTCACGCCATCCAAGGTAAGTGGCTTGGGTAGCTTATAGGGCAGGACGAAGTCCTCCTCCACGCCGGCCGGTCTCGACCCCCGGACCACCTTCTCCATTGGCGTAAGATCAGACCATGCCTTCTTATAATTGCCAGCAGCATCCTTCTCAAACAACCCCACAATCCATCTTATTAACCTAGCCGCATGTTGCATAGACTCGATCTGGGATTTTACGCTATCAAAAGGAATCTGTTCTATATCGGCGTAGTAATTGAAAGCCTTACTCATATCCTCATAAGAAGGTCTACATCCGTTCTTGAAGAAATACTCCATTGTCTGATGGATAACCGTACCATATGACGTAGCCTCATGCTTCTCCGTGGACCTATGACCCTCCACGTAAGTCTTATACCACTTATACGGACATTGGACAAACGTGTCTATCTGCGAGTAAGAGGCGGCGAGAACCTTCTCTCCGTTTATAACCTTACATAATAAGTTATTCTCCGGTATTACCATAAAGCTTATCTATTTTTATGTCATGTCCGTATAAGTCCATTAACAGGTTTTGTAGATGGTGAAGATTCTTAATCTGAATAGGATCGCTTAGATCGTCTTCCAGATCCCTAAGCCCAAGATAATACCCATCATCAAAAATCTCTATAGATATTCCATAGCCTCGATATACATCCCGCCCCTTATCACGCTTGAAATAGATAGTATCAAGTATATTATCATCTATCTCAATAGGTATGACATCATCTTCCCCGGAATACCATTTCATTATCCCATCATCAACCTCACATTCAAGGATCAATGACTTACTTTCATTACGCATACCAGTAACGCACCCTACTCTCCATATATTGCCAGCCTTGTCTTTTACAAGATCCCCTATCCTTAGTTCTTTAGCCGAAATCATACTCGTCCTCCTCGTTGTAATCGTCATCGCAATCATCGACAAGAGGGGTCTCTAGCCCCTCTTCCCAATCATCATATCCGAAGTCCATTACTTACTCTCAAGCCAATCGTACAACATATCCACAAAAATCCCTACAGTTAGTTCATCGACAGATTTATCGCCAAAGACATCATCCGATATCCTTATATCCATCTTTTCTTCAATCCCTATCAATACCTCTAATAAATCAAATGGATCCATAGCTAGATCGGATGACAAATTACTGTCTTCTCTTACATCGTCAATTACCTCTATATTATTAATGTAATTGAACTCATGCATTTTCTCGAATATCTCTTCCCTCACTATCTCCAATAACTCATCTCTTTTCATAATCCTTTAAATAATTGTACAACATATTTGTAAGCTCTCCTACCGTCAATTCGTAATAAGGCTTGACATCAAGCACTTCATCAGGTATACATCTACCAGTTCTCTTCTCCATTTCCATTACGACTTCCACGAAATCAAGGGAATCCAAGGCTATATCCGCGCCCAGCTCATCATTATTGGTTATCGATTCAGGATGATTAAGCCCATTAAATTCACCTACCTTTTCGAATATCACCTCTTTTATCATTCTCAATAATTTATCCTTTTCCATAATCTAAATCGACATTTTCAATCTTCTACCTAATTCTTTTTTTATATCCGATATCCTTTCGATATCCATCTTAACATCGCCTGTGATAGCGTATTCCTTATCCATTCTCTTTGGGGGATCCGGAAGCCGGCTTATGGCGAACAACCATGCCAGCTCCTTGTTCTTGTTCTCCCTAAGATACAAGTCAGACGTCATGCCATACATTTTTATGATCGTATCGAATAACGTTGATTCCGATAAACTCATATGCACACTATATACATTTGATGGTTTCCATATCAAGTTATCCAACCTCATCGTATATTCACGTTTAAGGTCTATATGGGATATTACGGCCCTTACTATAGGTTCTTCCTTGAAGTTGGTGTTAGCCACAAACCAGATAAGCCTTTTCTCCACCTCCTTGATAGCTCCTGTATCCTTACCCATATCGTTATATACCCCAACGATACGGTCCCGGATCCCCTCGACCTCCGGTGTCAGACCGGGCGTCTCTATCAACATCAGCAACGATCCTCCCCTTGGTGTTATCTTCCACTTCCCGTTCTTTTGAGGCTCGATATAACCAGATGCTTTATAACTATCTATTTTCTCCTTTGGAATGACGCTAGCCATCTCCTCTTTCTGCCGGATCATCAAGAGATACCCGACATCAGACATCGTTAATCCTGATGTCATCATCTGTTCAAAATTAATATACATAGGTTATTATATACTACTTTACACCAGATATGTTGTAAAACATACGTATGTTATTTAATTTCATATTCTTCTTTTCTAATTTTGTCTCACTCAATCGAATCATATAGTCCCTTGTTTCGGACAAGACGATTGAGCAAAAGAGGTCTTTGATATAAGGTTTTACCCTAAAACATTCGTTGGGTAAGTAAAATCAAAAACGTTTAGTTCAGTAAAAGAATCCGGCGATCTCACTCTTGTGCAACCGGTAGAGGGTATTGGTGATACCCAGTATGATGTTTCGTACAAATGTATATCATTTCTCATCTTTTGGTGTAAAATGGTATATAATCACCTATACATAAGCTAATGAGTTAAAATATTGACCTGATCTTTCTGGCTACCCTCTCGACTATATCGGGATGATCATTTCCGTTATATATATCTATTAGCGTCTCTATTATATGTAACCTTATGTTTTTCTTTGATGAATGAAACCAAAAATCTCCATTTTTTCTGTTTACAGGTTTGAACATCTTCAGTTCTGGTATAAGATAACACGCCACACATGATCTTTCAGCAAGTGATAATTCAATCGCTGTTCTTTCTATTGCTCCGCACATAAACGTATAATTATCATTCTTTATTAGATTGTAAGCCCTTGTCAACACCCTAAGGGCGTCTGCTTTCGATAATCTCTTTCCCTTTTTCGTATTGTTTAACTGTATAAGACTCGTTAGCCATACTAACCCTACCAACTGATATAGATTGATTTATTGATTGATTAAGATGCCCTATGACAGACATCTTAGCCCTAACCGTATTAGCGCATCTTAGAAGGATTCGATAATCCTCTAACGCTCTCTCATATCTTACATCCACCCTAGCCCTTTTATCGGCGTCAGTCATGCTCTTACATGTCCCGTCCTCTCTAAGGCTTATAGCGATCTTGTCCCGTATGATCCTGATATCATCCTCGGCTATCACCAGTTCGGCGTCAAGAACCCCCTTGTATGAGCTAAGAAGATCCTCTACCGCCACAACTTCCCTTTTTAGGTTCTCCAATTCCAATATCATTGAGTTGTCATTTATCCTTTTATACTCCTGTACTTTATTGGATACCTCATCACAGATATTCATGATCTCCTTTTCCCGTTCCCGGTTTATGATATATCTGATGCTGTATTTAGCCATTTCCTTTAACGAGGATATAATTTCCTTTATCCCCATCTTATCCTCAACCGACAATACGGTCTTCAAGAACATTTCCAGCACCTTTATCACTACAAGCAAGTAATTATGTCTCAATCTCATGTCAATAAGGTGTTTCGTCATGTACTACATTGAAATCATCACTGGGCGGTATATATTGTTGCTCCAATGGAACACCGGGAGGTGGGGGCGGAAGCGTCACCACGGTCGTGTCCGGCTTGCCGCTGCCTACAGGGGCGTCCGAGCCTCCCGGTCTTTCTTGGCGCACCACCCCTCCATCAGGATAATATCGCTCATATCCTTTCATGATATCTACATGTATAGCGTCAATCTCCTCCAATGATCTTTGACGAACCTTTACGATATGATGGAATAATAATCCATCCACACGGAAGGATCGTCTTGACTCGCTCTTGAAACGTTCCAGATTAGGATACCAGCCTTGCGGAAATTGCATGTATGAGGAATACCCATATCTTTTTGGTATATTCAACGCTACCATAGCCGTACATAACTGTCCCAATGTATCTGATTGATAAAAATCAGATTGCTTTGGCATATGATCCTTTGGATCCCGTCGTCCTTCGATATCACGATTGAGTTGGGATATTATAAGAAAGAAAATATTAGGAAAAGTCCTTTTAGCTATATTACACATGGTTATCAACGAGTCGATATTTCTTTTGGCATCTCCTGAGCCTTGTATCAGGGCCGTATGATCTATAGACACGAATACCATTTTTTTATCTTTGTTTATTGGCATATACTCATTCCATAGAAAATTTTGAAGCTCATCTACGGTTGATGGTTTAGGGATGTATGTTATTCTGCTAGAGTTCTCTTCTCTAAGGCATCTCTGCATTTCTTTTACCTCATCTTCTGACATCTCGTTAAGGAGTATATCTTGTATGTCTTTCCCCATTTTTTTTGATAGTGAACGTAACATCAAATCTTCTGGGTTCATCTCAAACTCACATCTTAACCATACATAATCATCTGCCTGTGGATTGATATTGACATTCATCACATTGCTCATGATTTTTTGCGCCAGATAAGATTTGCCAACTCCGGGTCTAGCGCCTATAGCCACCGCATGTTGTGGGTAGAACCCGCCCAGTAACGCCTTGTCAAGATAAGCGTATCCAGTACGAGCCGGGAGAAGCTCTCCCGACTGATACTTTCTTATCCTCTCATAGGCATCCATGATAATCTCCTTGGATGACCTCCATATCCTATCCTCACTCATCCTCTTGCGTTTCTATCGCCAGCCGTATCGGATTTAGATCCTCTGTTAGCTGATCTTGATTTATATCTTAATCCCTTAGCCGTATGGCATAGATCCTTCCCCTTCCGATAAGCCTTACCCTTCAGCTTATCGGTCTTGTAATTCTTACGACCCAACTCCCGTCTCTTGGCTTTCTGCTCAGGACGAGCATTAATCTTCTTGTCCGTCTCAGCCTTCTTCTTTCTGGCTTCCGGATGTGTCCTATAATATTCAGTCGATTTCCCCATCCTCTTCGTCCTCCTCATCATAATCATAATTCTCTACGATAATATCCTCTCCATCCAGATACGAGGCTTTATCCCCGAGTCTATCTCTCATGCTCTTATAAGGATCGTCTCCATCCTTTATCTCCCACACACATACGTGTGGACCTATTATATCAATCAGCATATTAGCCTTATCCTCGCTTATGCCTTTTTCTATCATCTTATCCCTACATTTGTAAAAACCACATGTCTTGTTAAATACTGATCCTCCTACATAATATCCAGTAGGCTTATGAATAAAAATTACTTTCATCTTTTATACAATTAATATTATCTATCAAATTTATTTATCTTCCTTTATACAGTCTCCATAACTCATATCCATATCACACACCACCGTATCGGTCGTGTCGTTTACCACATGGAACAGGAACTCCGGACATCCGTGGCAGGCGTTGCTCCCGATCGCCACCGCTCCGTGCCTAGGGCAAGCCTTCTTTACCATGGTTCTATCATATATCCGTATATGATTATCGCCATACTTTTCAATATATCTCATGGTATTAAGTAGTGATGGCAAAGACATCTTATATGGGGATACATATTCTATTGGTATATCCAATTCACCAGATAGGCTTTTGTAAATATCCTGCACATCCCGTTTTGTTCTATACGCAAATATATTAATCTCAGTCATTACCATATCCATACTCCTAAGAAGATCCGGCTTAGCCAGCCTCCCCATCGGCTTCCCAAAAGGATCGGATCTCATCCAAGCCCCACACTTCTCGCACCCAACTTGCTTCCCCTCTACCGTATTTATCATAGTGGATGGGTTCTTGCAATACGGGCATACGGATCCGTTTAACATAGCTTTCTGGGCTAAAGACAGTTCTTTCATACCTTTTCTTCTATCTCAACATTAAATAGATTGCAGAATCTATCAAAATTTCTGTTCTCTATTCTCATATCCTCCTCATACCTGTCAACCGATTTGATGAAATCATTATAACAGTCCTCGCACATCCATTGATTGATTACCGCTACATAATAGCCCACGGACGTAGGTCTGTTACACATATCGCAAATACCTAAGCACCCATATCTGGTGAGCTTATCCATCATCTCCTGTCTTGTTATTTCAAGCACCTTGAATTTCTTGTAATTGTTAACTACCTTTGCCATTGTAAATTTGTTTAATAATAAAATAATCCGCTATATCCATTCCCTCATTTATATTGGGTTTTGATTCTAGAAAATTACTTATCTCTATATTCATCCCCCTCATATCCTTGTCTACCTTCTTTCTCCATTCGTTGAAAGCGTCGCCTTTATCAGGGTACAGGACTATCCGCCTCCTACCCAATGTCTCTATCATCTCCCTCTTCAACATATGGATACCGCCACAGGCCATAAACAACCTACTAGGGTACACAATATTGCAGATAACAGCCGTCTTCTCTGACTCTACTATATACACCGGAGCGTCATTGGGATAGAAGTTTATAAGGAACTCCCCGAACAGGCATTGCCTAAGCAGGTAATCCTGACCGTCCAGTATATGCACCCAACATACGTGATCCATGGGAACTTTTACCCTCTTCCCGTCAGGCCCGTAGTCCATTATCTTCCCGGTCCGCACCACCCAATTCTTATCCAGTTGCCAGAACACACAGCACTTACCCCAGTCCCCGAATCTCATCATCCCCACCTTATACAAGCTAAATGCCCTATTGGTATGATACGATCCGAAGATATTGGATAGATAATCCTGAAGATCGGATGTCTCGAAAGGATTAAGGGTCTCAAACATCTTGTTTACTGGGATACAGTTGGCTATATCTGGATTCACGGGAGGCCTATACCTCCTTAATACTTTGTTTGAATCGGTAAAAAGATCATTGCTCCCAAGCTCATTGCCTGTTGGATATTTAAAATAACCACATTTATTTTTGTGATCACATACTCCAAACTGCTCCCCTACTATCTGTCCGGTGGTTACGTCCACGTACGGCGTAAAACACTTATCCTTGCCGCATTGCGGGCACGTCATCTTCCTCCTTGGCTTGCTATGATCCAACTCATACCGATGTACGCTCTTGTCAAACTCCCTGAATTCCATTATCCTATCCTCTCACTCATGATTCGATAAATATAATCTCTCAGTGATTCTTTTCTTATCAAGTTATTCAATTCAAAATCACTTTCTATATCCAAAGATCCTATTCTTGATGTAACCGTATAATTGATTTTCTCGAACTTATACTTACCTTGGAGATATACGACTGTAGCCATGTTAAGTATAGGATTATCAGTTTGTCTCTTCAGTTTATATTGGCTTGTCTTGGCGGTAGGATCACCCGGAGCGAAGTTATATATCTCCTCTATCTCCAATATCTTTCCGTAGTTCTCCATTATCATTCTTCTATATAACTCAAGTTGAAAAGCATACTCATCATAGAAATTGCCTTTCCTGTTTGATTTGAAGTCCAATATAGCGAATATCCTCCTGCATCTCTTTATCTTCTTTTTCTCTGTCTTAGGTTGACCTTTCTTGGCTCCAGTCTTATAGAACTCTCCTGTCTCGACCTCTATCTCCACCATCTCCGGCTCGCTATCCATTTCCACCACGGCATCCACAGAGGAAGCTACTTTCAATCTCCTTGACCTCAACATCTTCTCAATCAGCACAGGTTTTACATGTCTTTCTTTACAGAATATAGCGAATGATATTAGGTCTTCTATCAACTCATCCATATTATCCACTAATATCCGCTCCATCCTATACTTGTCTATTCTCAACTTAGCTTCCTTGACAGCTTTTCTTATCCATGTTGGAATCAGTTTTATCTTAACTCCCGTCAGATACAATCCAAATAAGTAATGCATGATCGTACCCAAGTCAGCCCGGTAGTTGGCGTACTCGTCTGGATCCTTACCCTTGAGTCTCATCTCATTTTTCCATTTTTCTAATGCCCCGGAAGTATCACAATACCCATTCGCAATATTATTGGTAGCCCCATCATATATGATAGGGTATCCATCAGCTCCCATTTCATAATAAACACGCTTGCCAGCCACGGTCATTCTGTATAAGACTGGTGTCGGGATATCCTTGATCCATTCAGCGGCATAATACTGCTGTTCGGTCTCCAGATCATACTCAACTTCCATTTCCTCTTTAGGCTCTTTTTTAGGCCCTTCAACAGACTTTTCCTCCTCATCCATACCTTTCTTTGGGATCGTTGACAAAACATCTAATATGCCAAAGAAAGCGGTAAATTTAGGATCTGTATGATATGATCTTAATATTGGTAATGATGATCGCCAATAATATGATGGCGCATGCTCATTCATTTCTTTATCAAAACTCGCCTTTATTACCACTCCATCATCCGTGATGACCATATGATGCCTTTTAGATAAACGGATTCTCATGTCATCAAACGATTCCTGATCGCTTATGACTTCCATAATCGTTCCGTTATTATATATCGTGTCACTTATAGCCTCGTATCCGAGAGCTAGAAGTAATCTTTGTTTTCTTCTATCCATGATAATAATCTGGTTTTTAATTTACCATCCTCCTCGACTCTAGGTGCGAGATCCCTCATCCTTCTGGCCGCCAACAGCCATACGTTACCAAACTCATCCAAGAGCCGGCTAAAATCCATCGTATCTAATAGATAATCGAATCTTGTATGCTCATCAGCCGTCAAGTAGATAATGTTATCATTATCCTCGGCGACCGATTTATATTTCCGTTTAGGGTATAAGTGACAGATGTTACTTACCCCAGGACATGGTATATATGCGCCGGTATCAGATCTCCTTGTCATACTCAATCTAGTCACATGGGCGCCAAAGAACACGGCTAGGCTCCTACCCCGGGGCTTGGCCTTCGCCCGTATCGCCGTCCTCCCCTTTGGCGGTAGTTCCTTGGCTCTGCATGCTGGACATAACCCCTTGCTCCTTATGGCTACCATCCTCCCGCATCTCTCACACGGTAACATCTTACCTCTCATGCCTTTTTCTTTGGTAATTATATACAAGTTTACACCTGTATAATTAGTTAATAAATTTCTTAACCGGGTTATACCCAAACCCTGTATGGAGTGGCATTACTGCGTCCCCCTTTACTTTTCTCATGATATTATAACTTCCGTTGATATCAGCGTTAATAAGAATACCTTCTCTTGTCCTAAAAAGACCTCTTCTTACCCTTCTACCAACATAAGTATCATGATGACATACTGGCTCTAAATCGAAAGAACTGCATTTTGACGTGTGAGATTCGTTTACTTCAACAAATCTTAGCCCTTGTCTTTCTGATTTATACCTTAACATTGATATAAACATCTCAAATGGAATTGAAACAAAATTCTGATTATTCCTTTTACCAAGGTTCACATTTTGCTTCCATCCATCATTATGACCTACTATCAATGTTGTTATATCTTCCTTCAAGCAAGTATTTATTATCTCCTTGCTTGCCTTATGAAGATAATCTTTCACCTTGTTGTTTCTCCTTCTTGTTAAGGACATCAACCGTCTCGAATTTTCTTTCCCATTTACTTTCTTTAATTGTTTTTGAATATCTGACCTTTTTTTATTATAATACTGATTAATAGATTTAAGTCTCCTTCCATCTATCAAAATAGACTTATTACTTACGTTAGTTACGATAGAAGCAAGATTATTTACACCTAGATCAATAGACATGACCCTATTGTTATCATCAAGTTGATCTTTTATAACTGACTCATATATAACTTCTATAACATAACAATCTGATTTAGGGACGAATCTAACCTGCTTTACAGTTCCCTCCTTACAATTAGTTCTTAAAGGAGATAATCCTTCCTTTTTAGGGAAATAGATAAAACCTCCTTTATGTCTAAACTGTGCGTAAGAATAAGAGAACATGTTCCTGCCTTTTGTTTTATGCTTATATTTTGGGAATTTAGGGCATCCAGTGAATTTCTTATTATCACGCTTCCATGCCTTAATAGCAGAGAAGTAAGATTTTAGGTTCTTATCTAAAGTCATAAGAATCTGCTGAGAGGATGACCCACTCATTGCCCTATAATCTATGTTACTCTCAGCTACCATCTTCTTATTAAGCTCTACAGCTCTTATCCACTTACCTGTACTAAGAAACTCTTGCTTTATTATATACAAAGCTGCATTGTATAGGTTCTTGGATAAGAGACATATTCGATCTAAATCCTTATATCTCTTATCGTTAATAGTAATTATATGTTGCTCCACCAAATACATAGCTTAAATATAAATAGAATATTTATAAATTCCTATTTATATGCTATTTTTAGTGTAAAATTATATATAATCACCTTTTCTTTTTATAACTTTTATTGAACTCCATAAGGCTCATAGCCCTATACCTCTTAAGCCTATTAATCTTACCCTCAGTCCAATCTTGATCCTTGAAGTTGATGATCGTATCGAATATCTGAGCCAGCTCCCGGATATTAAAATTCCTGTTCTGTATTTTTTTATAGAACCCTGACCTGCTATATCCTAACTTAGAAGCCAGATAAGTCTTATTAGATAATGTGAGGATACGATAAATCGTACCCTCCATCTTACTTATCTCCATCAACTTCTCGGCGACGGATGACATGGTTTCGTAGCTAGCCTTGTTGCTTACTATCCTCATGCTTCTCCGGGTTCCTGATCTTACCGTCAAACTCATAGAAATCCATCAACTTCTTCTCCTCCTTAATACAGGTTACCACGAAGTCTGATATAGTCCCTTTCATGCCCTCCTCGAAGTTCTTCTTGGCATGATCAAGGTCATTGGCCCGAACGATGTAGTTAAACGCCTTGCGTTTCTCATTGCCCGATTTCTCGTCTATCGTAATATAATCAGCCGTGACCTTATAGAACCGGTCTCCATCCATGGCAAACAATTCCGCTATCCTGAATCGTTTGATATCAACGCTAAACTCACCGGAGATGAATGGTCTCATTTCCTCTATGATTCTAGCCTCACATTCGGTATAAGAAAGGGCATCTACTAAATACTCTTCCTTTACCTTCTTCTTCATGCCGTTCTCGGCATCGGTCTCGTAAGAAACCGTACATTTAAACCAATTGTGCATTTTAATCTATATTATTATTAAACAAAGGATAATCTTTTATTCCTTTACGAATATATCTCTCCGTATCATCATCCACATCATAAGCCTTCTTGAAAAATATCATAGCCTTGTCCGTGTCGTGATCCACCAACGGAAGATATTCCTTTACGAAAAGAACTTTAAGATGATTCATGTGATCAATCTTGCGCCTTACATCAATTACTTTTGGCCATATCTCGGCACGGATTTCACCCATCTTTTTTACATTCTCTTTGTATTCGTTTACCTGATCTTTATACTCCTCCTCGATCTCGTTGTTCTTATCCTTGACAGACTTATAAGCTTCCTTATCTTTCGTGTCAAACATCGGAACATGCCTGATATTGATTATATCCAATCTACTGCATAGCTCCTCATTGGATATGGTGAAATCATATCTAGTACTGTATAGATCAAATTCACTTAATAACTTAGCTATCTTAATAGCATCATTCTGATCAAGAACGGCTATATTCAAGCCCTCCAAATAGTAGAAGAAATGAGATGGAGAAATAGATTTATATCCATACGTCTTCATGACTGGAGGCTCATCTATAAACCTGACACCTTCCTCCGCGCATCTTGTTACGATCAATTTCTCTACCTGCTCATCAGTAAGATCATATATCTCCTGATCGGTCATCTCATTAATTGTCTTCATCGTCATCCTTCTCCATCATTGTAGCCTTTGCCGCCTTTTGTTTATAAACCTCACTCATAAGGCAGGTAAAATCCATATCATCCATACCAGCCATAACATTGGCTTCTACTTCCAAATTCATCTCAATGTTCATTACCGAGACTTCATAGTTACTATCATCTTCTTTATAGAAAATGACTTTGCCACCATACTCGAAACCATCATCTTCGGTCTTAACCATATCGATGATCTTCTCCAATTTCTTTACAAACTCACTCTTTTCCATATATATAATTTTTATGTGTCTACAAAAGTAGACATTTTGTTTTTGAATTAAATTAAATAAACATTATTAATAGTTAATACTATCCTTTCTCCTATCATTCATATTTATTCTTTGGTAATTATACCCTAACATCTGCTCCATCTTCTTTAACCCAATTAACCGTATCGCAATGCCAGCAATACCCTGTCTTGGAATCCTTTTTATGAGAATGGGATCCACATGTGGCGCACCAATAATTATCATCCATATTGTATGTATAACTTTCATCCTCATGCATTTTGGCTATTCTAGCTACCCTATCCTCCAGCAGATCCTTTAGATAATGGCATTCGTAAGGTCTATCCTCTTCCTTTAATATATAAATATCGATATCCATCATGCTCCCCATCCTGTCCGTACACATACACTCGGCGGCATGGCGCACGTTCCCTTCCGGCATCCCCGGAACTATCTCCCGGATCACCGCCTCCATCTTCTCTTGGTATTCGGTGTCTACCTTGACCACCAAATCCTCTAATTTATCTATTAAACTCATGATCTTTTTACCTCTTTATATATAACGTCTATATCATCTTTCCTATCTACATCAATACAATGGGTATCCTTACAGTAATAATTCTTACTATTATTAAATACGCATCCTTCACAACTAGCATCACTGGATTCAACCACCTCCAGTTCTACTTCTTTCGAACCAATATTATATTTAAATATAGAGCCTATCTTATGATACCCTATATTCTCCAAAGTTATACTATTATTTATCATATCCTCATGTCCGAATACGCTGTTAATAAAATCAAGCATCTCATCATTGAATGATCCGCTTTCTTCTTGCAGCTCCCTACATTCATCCTCGGTCAATCCACAAGAAGACACCAGTTCCTCTGCGGCCTGCGTCCATCGCCCGTCGTGGGCTAGCTCCTGAACCGCCAGCCATATCCCTTGGTTCATGCCCTTCATTCTTGTCTTATCTGAAATATTCTTATCCTCCATATTCTCAATCATTTTTAATTCTTGTTTCCAAAAAGCTATATATCCATCCTCTATATTGCTATGATATACAACATCATTGGTGCCATTATCCAATATCTCATATACGTCACCCGACTCATCCATTACCCCACGAAAAATGTTCTCTCTATCCAAAAAATAACATGGTTTCTGTACTTCCGGTAGAGAATTATCTAATGATATCCACTCCGATCCAATTACGGTTATTGTAGCTCCCATATGATTCTCCATTTAATATGATTACCTTAGTTTTATTAAATTGATCTGATCTTTCGATCTCTCATCTCATTCTTGTCCTTAAACATCATTATTCTATTAACAATCCCTTCCGATTCCATGTATGTCGAGAATCCATGTATCCTTAGATATTGAATAGCTGATAATGATTTCTCTAATATCTCCCTATATTCCATATCTGTTTTAACTGCTTTCTCCATGATCTTTTTCCTCCATTTCTCATATCCAACCTCTACTTATAACACTATTATAATCTATTCCATTATCCGTAATCACTTTATTAAAGACCTCCTCGGTATACGCCAAAGACTCGCCCCTATTAGCTCTCTCGATATTTTCGCTCATCATCCCCATAGCCTCGATCAAGGCCGCTGAGGAGTTGGCTATTAACTTAGCCGCTTCCATTATCTTATTATCATCCATAATCATATTACTTTAACTTCCTCGTTCCACAAATGTCTTTCATATACCATGGTTGTTCCTATTAGGATTCCGGTATCTTCTCCCCAATATTCAAGTATTTGATTCCTGAATTTGTGACGCAATTTTTGTATTCCTCCCTTGTTTTTATCATAAGAAGAGTAATCTGATAATCTTACTGTCTCCATCGTTTACCTCCTTCATTTGTTCGTATGCCAATCTTTCAAGTTCCGGCATGGTGTTTGTTTCTTCTTATTTTCCCCCATACTTATTTCTCATTTCATTAATATAGCTCATATACCAATCTCTTATATCCTCTTCACTATCCATGCTATACTCTTTATTGAATGGATCGTATCTGATAAACTCCTCTGTTCGGCAGAATGGGCATGGGATCTCTTCCAATGGCTTGATTAGAACACCATCATCACCTACATTATCCAGATCATACAATATGCCATCTATGCAAGTCGCGTCTGGATAATTCGCACCGAAAAGCGGGAATTTTGGACATGTGTTTCTCATACTTGTACTATTCAAATTCGTTCTCATATTCCTTTCTCCTATCCACTTCCTTTAAATTCAAACCATCAGGTGTCAATATCTTCTTTTCCAACAAATCAAAGAGAAGCATCGCCCTTGACTCCGCCTCTGTTTCCCCAAATCCGCTATACACTTCTGTTGGCGAATCGTAGGCATTGTAACGAACATAGGCGGCTTCGTAATATCTACTATCCCTATTCGGGAAATACTGTGTCAACTGCAACCAGTCATCCCATATTTTTGATTTACTGATATTTATCATACTTGGTAGTATCTCTCCAAGTTCATGACTCATATAAGCCGGTATGAGGTCTCCTTCTTTTCTATATGAATACCTCATTGTATTTTGCGTAACTGAATCTATCTGGGTTCCCCCTCCTTTCATCTCTTTCACAAAATAAAATTCCGACTCCGAATTTACGCCCAACTCATGCAACTTTAGCGCAAGCTCATAAGGGCACATAAAATTTTGATATTTCATGTTATTCTATATTTTCATTTCTGTAATCCCCGGCATAGCCCAACCATACCCTGTAATCATTTCTGTACTTGGTTGCCTTTATTTTCATATTCCTTCAGATATTACTCATCCTTTATCTTTACGAATGGGTTTTCTACATAAAACTCCACTACATTCTTAGATTTTATAGATGTCACTATACCGGTGGTATCCACAAATCCATCTCTTACCCTTTTTAAAACATTCTTCGGACGAATAAAATAATTTCCCATCTAATGTTTTCTCAGTCCTACATCCTCCCCATGTTCCTACATATCTAACTACTCCATATGTAAAACTGATCAAGATCTTATCAATCTCAAACCACTTTAATTTTCCTGACATATCGTCAAAAAGATATCCACTCTCTAGATAAACTGATAAATGCTCTTTTATTTTCATAACAATTTATTTTTTTTAAAATTAAACAACATCATTTGCCTTGATCACTATCAATCTCAATACTCCTCTAAGTATCATGGTTTTCATGATACAACTCATAATATTACATTGAACTTCTCATTTAAACAATCTAAAGCTCTTTGATACTCCTCTTCCTTGTCGAACTTAATTTGAGTACTGTTCTCCAAGCCAAAAAACAGGTAAAAGGATATGACCCAGCCCGACCCGTCCACGGCCTGCCCCTTGGGTGCCCACGACATCACCTGCTTCTTGGATATATACCAATTCCCTATCTGCACGAAGTCAGGATAGTTGTTAATCAAATACCTTATCTGAATATTCAGATAATCCATATTATCAAAATAAATGTGATATTTGTTTCTTATCCTTATCTTCAAAAAGGGATTATCCCCGTAATACGCAGCGAAGGCTGACACCACGGAGATAGGATATCTAACCCCTTTTATTATCACCCATTTCATATATAATACCTCCTCTTAATTATTGACACTTTCCACAAAAACTCCCCCTTTCAAACTGTAATATGTATCTGCTTTGATCTTCTTCCCATCAACAAATTCCGTTTTTACGCAAACGGGGATATATCTTTGCTTTTTATCCGAATAAGACCATTCGGATAGTGTTATCCATGATCCTTTTGAGGCTTTTGCTACTGAGTTAATACCTGCGCACATGATGACACAGTCTTCGCCAGTGCTGTCAATCTGGGCACCGTAGCCGGACGAGCCAATCTTGGCATCGTCGCCGGACGAACCAATC